CAATCTCAGGGTTGTACTTGCACCTTGTGTGATCGTCTGACTATTGGCGCTGTTGTTGTAAATGCTGATTGCGTCACCCACATTAAAGACGCCGGCCGGCACAGTAATGCCCCCAGTTGTTATCGAGATATGGCGACCCGCGTCTCCTGCTACCAGCGTGTACGCCGATGTTTTGGAATTCTGCGGGATCTGCGGGTAGGCCTGGCCTGAAGCGAAGGTGATCGCTCCGGTCATCGTGCCGCCGGCTTTAGGCAGTAAGGCTGCGTCCGCCGTGTCAACGTAATTCTTACTCGCCGCTTGAAGCGACTGAGTTGGATCGGCTGCAAGCGTGAGGGCTCCAGTCAGCGTGCCACCCGCTTTAGGGAGTGCGGCGGCGGCAGTATCTGCTGCGATTTTTACGCTGTTCGGCGTCGCGGCAGTCGTGACACTGGTGCTAGTTGTGCTATCTGTTAGCTGCACTACTCCACTTGTGGTAGTACTACCTGCAGTAACCCTTGCGGCTGCGATAACCGATCCCGTCGCAGCATTGATGAGGTCGACGACAACATCAGCGCTCAGCTCCTGAGCAGGGCCCGCGCTCCCTGTTCGTCCTATCAGGGTATTGGCAGATATTTCGCCCAGCATGCTGTAACTCAGTGGCACAACTGGCCATGCCCCCGCCCCGATCGGGTCGGCCAATAGGCGCTGATTGACCCGATCGACGTATACAGGCCTGCGCTGAGGATCCGTATTGCCAGCCATTTCCGCCAGGCTTTATGCCAATTCTAGGAAGCTCCTACGGCACAATTACTGGTGCACCAGGGCTGCCAGGATCAACAAAGTCCAATACCGGAAACGCATTGCCACCTACGGTCACGGTGCTGTCAAAGTTCTGCGTACCGGCATTGAAGATGCGCAGGGTCTGGGTGCCGCGCTCTAGCCACCAATCGTTCTGACGGCACCAAATGTCCAGCGGCTCTTCCGCGTCATTCCACAACAGCGGCCTGGCGTCAGGGCGAATCGCATCCCTTGGGTCGCCCCCGGGGAACAGGATGATGCCCACCACGTCCGCCACCGTCATCGCAAAGCGGTCCCAGTTCAGCTGACGCAACCGGAAGTACTCCATGATTTCCTCGCTGGAGTACTGGCGCTCGGCGTCGGCCTGGAACTCCAAGATGATGCGCTCGTCGCCGACGGGATAGTCATCCGGCTCCAGCCAGGGGACTCCGCACTGCCAGCGCAGCGAGTGAATGTGCTTGCACTCCCTGCGCTCATCGCGCCGACGAGGCAGCGTGCGCCACTGACGGTAGTAGCCAGCGCCCTGTCGCTCCCAGGGCGAATTCACGTCCCGAGCTGCGTTCGGTAGCGGGAATCGATCTCGCCGCTGACCCCTCTCTGGCTTCTCCAAGTTGGCCAGCGCCCCACCCAGGTGATCTGGGCAGCAGCAGAAGAACTTGAAGGACGAGCACAGATGCCGCGTCCCGTCCGTCTTCCAAACTGTCGGGGCACTCGGGTTGTAGGGCAGGTTGTCCCAGTACACCCGGCCATTGCGCTGCACCCTCCCCGCAGGGCGTGACAGGTCGAACGTCAGGGTCAGTCCGGCCACATTCACTGCTGTCAGCGTCAGCGCCACGCTGCCGGCATCGCGTTCAACCAAGTTCCCGGGATAACTAGGCCCGCTGGCCGAGTCCTCGAATTGATCGCCAATGAAGATATTGAATACCGCGAGCTGCGCTGCGCTCAGGATGCCGCTGACATTCAACGTCAGGGTGTGCGTGCTGGGGTCGTCGCCACTGGTGTTGGTCGTGACCCGAGCTGCCGTGATGGGCTGCGGCAGGATGATCGATCCTCGGGTCCGGCAGCTCGCGTACCAGGCGCTCTCGGGTGATGTCGCACTTGGGAACAGGGTCGTGATCTCCTTCGACGTGCCATCCACAGCGCCAGTCACAAAGCGCGCCAGGCTGTAGATCTGGTAGTCCCCCCAGCTGCGGCCCGTCCCAAAGAAATACTCCTGGCCGAGGCGCCAGCGCCTGTAGTCGCTCTCGCGGTTGTACGCCTCGATCACCGTTGGGTAGACCGTGCTGCCGTACTCCCCGAGTCCAGCGCCCTTGGATGGGTAGATCCCGTCAGCCCGTCTCTTGGCTGGACGCGCAACCGGCGCCAGCTTCATGCCTCGATTCAGCTTGTCGCCGAACTGGCGCGGCATCACCCAAACCGACGTGCGTAATACTGACCTGCCGTTGTCCCGCTGCTCAGCGCGCGCTGGCGAGCCTGCGCTCTTGAGCCCCCACTGCTCCGCATCTCCCTGGATGCGCCGGTCGCGACGTCGCGATTTAAGACACTGTCGGTTGGATCGATGTCCTGATAGGCCCGGTCCAGGATGCCGCCATTTCTGGCGCCCGTCGAAATAGACCGGCTGGTACCTCCCGACGACAGGCTGCCCATCCCGGCACCGACACTGCCTGAGACGGTCGAGCCACTCCGCAAGCTGCTGACTTGCCGTGCGACTTCGAGTTCCTCTTCGTCTTTGCGTTGCTTCTCAAGCTCGTCAGCGCGCTTCTTCTCTGAGGCGGCCTGGGCATTGGCACTCTGCTGTTGTGCAAGAGCGTTGCTGTATTGATTCTTAAGGCTTGTAAATGTCGAGTCATAGTCTGAAAGCTTTGACTCGTAACCCTGAGCCTCTGCCTTGTATTGCGCAGCCTCTGTCTTGTAGCTCTCTGCTTGTGTTCTGTATTGCTCAGCCAGGGTCGCATAGATTTGCGAATAGGCGTCTTGCCCCGGGTTGGCGTTGGTATTACTGACGTTGGTGTTGCTGGGGGGCGGAGGACTAGTGCTGCCGCCCTGCCGCTGTTGAACGATGTTATCGACTCTATTCTCGACGCGCTGAGGGACGTTAATGTCCTGCCGGTCAGCGATCCTGGTGATCCGATCAATATCAACGCCAGTCTTCCGCTCGATGCGTTCAGCTTCTCTGACGCTGAGATTGTTCCCAACCTCCTGGAGTAGTTCGCGTGCCTTGTCACGCGCTTTCTGCTCTTGCCTGTTGTTGTTGGGCATGATCTTGAATCAGAAGAAGCCGCCTTGCGCAAACACATGCACGCGCGTGGCTGCACTGGGTGCCGTCAGCGCAGTATTCACACCCACGTATACCAACGCAGTTGAGGGCACATACAGACCCGTATTCTTCTTATCCGTCTCGGTTGGATAGGTGGCCATGGTCGCTGCCGGCGACGCAAGGTTCGGCATCGGGACCGACAATGCAGGCAGGGAAATGTTGACCCGTTGGCCGGCGGTGTTACTGCCCGGGATCGCAACGCTAGCCACAAGTGCAGTGTTCAACGCTGAGATCGTTGCGGTCGATGAGGCCGTGCTCAAGAAGACCAGGACAGTGCTGGTCGTCGTGGACGCTTCCGTGACCAGCACTGATAGCGAATCAATGACAGCGCCGTCATTGGAACTGCAATCCACCAGCAGGGCGCATCCGGCCCCATTGGGGGTATTGAAATTCGTCGCACTCGTCAGTGCCGTTGTGCCGCCGATCGTCGCAAAGGAATGCAACGGTCGATCGACCAGCAAGGGCATCTTGTTGCTTGAGCTCGTTGCCAATCTCTACCCCCGAGGCGTCAGCCAGACTGCAAGACCTGCATTGCAGTCTAACCGCGACAATTAGGCCGGCTTTGGTACATTTCGCTTAGGCCCACTGCCCAGGGAAATACCTGTCGACATTCCCAGAGTTGGCGCCGACTCTGCAGCCATCGGCGCGGCAGGGTTCTGCTGCATGGCCCCATCAATCTGGGCCAAGCGACTGCCCGCCCCAAAGCCATAGCCCGGGGTGCGCGACTGATCAGCGGCTCCCTTGGCTGGGTCTGCGGCTGCGACCATGTTGGCGGCAGGACCCGGTGTCGTCAGAGTGGGCTCTTCCTGGCGCAGAAACTGACGACCATCGCCATAGGGGCTGACATAGGAGGTCAGGCCATCTGCGATCGCGTCATACCGAAACTCCGACGGCTTTGCTTTGGCGGCATAGAAGTTGCTCGGGTTCGTGGGCACCATGCCTGATGCTGCAGTGAAATCACGGCTAATCTCACGCTCCATAGCCCGGTCCTTGTACCAGCGCCCCTCTTGCGGGGTCTCACCGCGGACTTCGCCGGTATTGAAGCGACCTTGTGGATGACGGCTGTTCATGGCTCAGTAACCCAGGCGAGCGGTACGGGTGATGCCATTGAGGTAGCGCCGGGCCAGCTCATCGGCGGGGTTGGCCGCACTGGCTGGTTCAGACGCTTTCGCAGGGTTGGCCGCTATTTCGCTTCCCTCCGCGCTCGCGGGTTTTAGTGCCACCCCGGTCGACTGCTGTTGACTGCTGTGCGCCACCTGCAGGGCGTCATTCCCTCCCAGATTGAGGGCGCGCATCTCATTGGGCGGCAAGAAGGGCTCCGTGAACTCAGGAGACTGCGCATTCCCACTGGCGACGAAGGACTGTCCTGCGGGTAGTCCGCCACCAACAAACCCCGTCCTAGGCAGAGGTGTAGCCCCTGTCAAAGATGCCGCGATAGCACCAGCGCCATAGCCACCTTCCGCGACTCGACGCTCTCCTGCGGCCGTCATCAGCTGCTCGGCTGCAGGGTCGGACCCTTCCATCACCCCATAGGTCGGCGAGGTGAAGCGTGCCTCGGGCGTGAATTCGCCTGCCGAAACGGGCGCCAGGCCAGCGCGTTCGCCAGGGTTAATCACTTGTCCCTGATACCCAGCTTCGGCCAACCCCCTGTCTTCCGCCGTCACTGCCATCGCATCTACTGCGGGCATGGCGATCGGGATTGCTGCGGTGGGGTCTTCCGGGAGGCCGTGCTTGGTGCGCAACCGCCTAGCTAAACCGTCATTAGCTTTCGCCCACTGCTGGATGTCAGCCCGATCCCAGTAGGCCTGAGACCGCGGGTTCGATGAATCGGCCAACTCGGCCAAAGGACCCTGCCCTCGTGCTGCTGCTGCTGCATCGCCGGCTCCGCGGGCGGCCAGGAGCGCAGCCTCGTTCTGTGACTGCTGCCAATAGTTGGGCGCATACTGCTGCGCCATGGCAGTCAGGTTCGAGTCGCGAGCACGTTCAGCGGGGGCAACATGCGGGGCGGGTCGACCGAGCCCCGGAGCTACTTGCCAAGTGGCGGGATCGGGCCGGGCCCCGGGACCTGGGACGCCATCGGGCCAGTTCTTGCCGCTCATGCCGGCATTTAAGTCGACCCGTGGCCGAGCCTTGGATGGCGCTGGTGCGGGCGCTGCCGAGGCAGGCGGGGTGACACCCATGGATTGCCAGAGCTGGTTGCCGGTTGCCTCGAGCCCCCGCTGCACCGTCGCATTGCCGCCCAGGGCGCTATAGGCCGACCCGATGGCGCGGCCCAGTTGAGCTTCCGGCAGGCTGTGCATTACCGCCGCCCGATAGTTGGCGTGCAGATTGCCGCTGTCGTCCTTGTAGTAGGTCTTGCCTTTGCGAACGACCTGACTGCCCACGGTCTACCTCCAGTTCATGGAACCTGTCGCCTGGGCGATGCGAGTGCCCACGGCTGTGTCTGCTGGCCCCGGGACGGCCATGATGAATTCCACGCCACCGCGCTCAAAGGCGTAGCGACGGACCTCTTCGCGGCGATAGTTCGCCACGTAGAGGGTTTCAGCCAGTAGGTCCACCTCCCGCAGGTAGACCTCCCGGTAGTCCTTGGCCGCCTTAAGGGGGTCGGACTGATAGATCGCGCGATCTGTATCCCCAGTGATGCGCTCAATGCGGCTCGGCTGGGGCTGATCCTCGACCCTGAAGATCTGAGAAATCCGGTAGGCCTTGTCGCAGCGATCTAGATGCTCGATTATCCGGCTATAGAAATAGCTATCGGGTACGCGAGCCATCGCTTCCTCGAGGCGGGCAATGTCACCCGCCGGCAAGTTGGCCCCGACGTTGTAGCCGAGGTGAAAGCGACAACGGCTTTTGTCGTAATCGTTGAGTTCGATTGGACTGACCGCCGACCTTGACTGATTCTAGGATTCTCAGCCGACGTAGATCAGATCAGCTCCGATTACCTCGTCCCAATCCACACGGCCAATCCGCTTGAGTTGGTCCAGGTTCGTGAAGCGCTCACCGGACAGGCTCAGGCGCAGCTCCACAATCTTCTTGGCTGTGCTGTAGCCAATGCCCTTGACGACCTTGGCAATTGCCTCGGCGGAAGCGGTGTTGATGTTCAAGCGAGTATCCACCGGGATCACGCTCTCGGGTACTGAATCCTCATCGACAGACTGCTCGGCAGACTGCGGCTTCGGGCCATCGCCAACACGACCCTTGCCAGGCTCGTAAGCAGCAAGGTCGGCGAGGGCGAGATATTGCACCGCGCCGGCGGAATTGCGGATCATGGCCCAGTCCTTGTCGTGGTGGGCGATGAACTCAACGATCTGACCGTTCTTGGTGTTCTGGTACAGCGCCATAACGCACAGACAAAAAAGGGCGCCTGTTCAAACAGACGCCCTCATTGTAGGGACAAACCCTCGGATCACAGAGTTCAGGACTCGGTGATGTAGGGGAGGCTCACGTCATTCAGCTCGGCCACGGCATCGTCAAGGTAGTAAGCCACCTCGCAGATGATGGGGGTGCCACCAGTCAGGCTGGAGGTCAGGGTCGAGCCGGCAGCGGTGCCGGTGCTGTTGGTCACGTAGACCCGCAGGGTTTCAGCTGCAGCCAGGACAACCGGGGTGACCGAAGTCTTGGTTGCCGCAGCAGGGGCCACGGAGCCGTTAGCTGCAACCACGATGCTTGCGCTCGGGGTCGACAGCGTGCCGGTGGTGATGACGTCGTCGTTGGCGAGAGCGTCTGCCAGCTTGATCCGGTTGGTAGCAGTACCAACCAGGCCAGTGAAGGCGGTACCCACGCCGCGGTCCTTGCGCATGTCAGGCACGCGAATGCCCACGTCATAGACGCAAGCACCTGCGGGCAGGATCAGGCCGGTGATGTCAGCACGGGGGCGGTCATCGGCTCGCTTATCAGGCGAGGGGATGATCACATCGAAGCTGGTGCCGCCAGTGGCGGTAACCAGGGCGTAGCCAGTGATGTGGTAGTACACACGGCCGGGCAGGCAAACCGCGGGCTGGCCCTGGTAGGAGCTCAGGCGGTTGACGTAGTTGCCGGGATAGATCTTCTTAGCCATAGTTCGATACCTCCTATCAGTACACGAACGAGTAGGCCACGGTCACGAAGTCCTTGTTCAGGATCTCGAAACCGGCGAAGAGCGACCAAATCATGATGATAAAACGACTGAAATCGTCGTTGTTATTCAGCAGGATCTGAGCGTTGTTGCCGCCGATGCCCACGCCCACGGCCTGAGGGCCGAAGAACAGCATGGGGGCAGCAGTGGTGACGGTCGAGGTGATCGACGCGTCGGCGATGGTCACTTGCAGTGACTTCTCGGGAAGGTTGGTCGACTCGAACCAGCGGACGCCCTCAAAGAGGAAGCCCGAGGGCATCACAGGCTGACCTGCGACGAAGCCGGCCTGGCCATAGGCGGGGCCCATGCCACGGAAGAAGCTGGCGTTGGGGGCCAGTTCGGGCTGCATGGGGTTGACCATGCCGTTGCCTGCGTAACGAGCGATCTCACGGAACGCGTCGTTCTGGCGCAGGTGCATCATTGCGGTGGGATCCGCGATGCAACGGTAGTAACCGTCAGCGAAGGTGGGGACGTTCCGCTTGCGCATGTCCTTCACGACCTCGAGGAGGTCGGTCTTGACATCGAACTTGGCGGACTCGCCAGCCGTGTAGCTCAGGAAGGGAGCAGAAGCTGCCTTGGCCTTCTTCAGGGGGTAGAAGTAACCACCCTTGGTGCTGTCAGCCAGACCGTTGGCTTCGGCTTTGAACAGCTCGTCGGCGAAGACGCGGTCGCGCCAGCGGCGATAGTCATCCAGCAGGGTCAGCGAACCGATCGACTGGTGGAAAACATTCAGGTTGCCGGTGTCCAGCAGCAGGCGCTGGGCAGTCAGCAGGGTTTCCCGGGCCACCTTGAAGGTGGAGGGGGCGGAAGTATCGGTCGGATCAGCGGGGCCGGTGTACTCCTTGAGGTTCACCAGCACCTTATCCTTCACGATCGAGCGCGAAGATGCAGTGCCGAGAGTCTGATCAGCAGTGCGCTCACGGCTGTCCTTAGTGCCAGGGGCACCCCAGAAGCGGTAGCGATCAAGCTGAACAGTCTGGCCGGGTTGCTTGGCGAAGTCGTGCACAACCACGGGCTCGACCGCCATCTCCACGATGTACGAGGGATGGGGTCGATAAAGCTCGGCACCTAGCAGCTTCGGAAAGTCATTGTCAATCCACATGGGATGAAATGTCCGAGCGACAAGTGTGCGAGAAGGCACGCAAGGCGCCTCCTGGGGCTTACTATAAAACAGTCTCGTAGTGTGAAAAAGTTGGACGCCACAGACGTCCGGGGTCTGCTCAGTTTGCTACTCGCCGATGGCAGCCTGGTGCCATATCGCAGTCCTGGAGGGGGATATATCCAGCTCACGCTGACAGCCGGCGCAGCGGAGTCCGCGTTTCTCGAGGAGAAGGTCGCCGAATTCCGTCAATTTGTGCCGACACAGGCGCAGATTGTTCACTACAAAACCAAGCCACGCGCCAACGGCAAGAGCACGTCGGTGCTGCGCTTCCGGGTTTCATCGACCCGCCTTCGCCCTGTCTACAACCTGCTCTACCCAACTGGCGAGCGTGAGATCAGCCAGACCGCGCTCGACATGCTCGGCGCTCAAGCTGCTGCCTGGCTCTGGGCTGAGGGGGCCCGCCCCCATCTAGAGGGCTATGTCGACCTGGCGCGGGTCGGCAAATCCTTCGATGAGGCTCTGCGGGTCTGCCAGTGGATTGGCGTCTTGACCGGCGCCGAGGCAACCCTGGCCGATACCCACATCCAGCCTCGCCTGCGTTTTCAGAAGCGAGAGGCCAGCAAGATCCGCAAGGCCCTACTGCCCTACGCACCGGCGAGTCGCATTCACCTATTCAAAGAGGAAGTCTGGGATGTCAGCCTCATTCGTAGCGCTCGCACTGAGTTACTGCTTGGGACGCGGGACGATTGGCCTGAAGGGGGTGAAGAAGCGGCCGTGGCTCGAGATCAAGCGCCGGGAGACCGACCTGACGTACTTGAACCACCAACTGCGCATGCTCCACAAGGCGCATGACGGCAAGCTCGAGGCGGTCTCGGACATCATCCAGGCCGATGGCTTCTACGACGACCGGCGCATTCGCGTCCATAGCCCTGACCTGTATCGCGTCTATGACCTGCTCTTCTTCAGAGACGAGCGCCGCCTGACGCCTGAGATCCTCCAGATCGTCGGCATGCAGGGTCTTGCTGCTTTGTGGTGTGACACCGGTACCGCCTCGCGCCGCAAGGTCGTCTTACGCTCCTGGGCCAACCTCGAGGAAACGCAGCATCTGCAGGAGTGGGTGCGGGGCCTTGGCTACCTGCCGTCATTGGTGCAGAAAGGCCGCCTCGAGTTTCAGGGCATCTACGCAGATGACCTCATTCAGGACCTCAGGCAGCTCATTCCCCGCTGCAAGCTGCCAACTCTGAGGCGTTAGCGTAACTCTGCTATTTCGGTAGCGACCCCGAAGAAGAACGGCGGCAGGGGTCTATTTTCCAGGAGCTCGGATTTTTGCCGTTTCTCCGAGCTGGTGAGTGAACCGCCGTGCGTCTGATCAGCGTGCGGCGGCGCCTGGTACTCGCATTCCGGATAGCTGTCACATATTCGGGATCCGCGTATTGAGTAGCATTGCGTCATCCCTGGCGGGCATTATATGGCTCAGCAAGGAGCCCCCGAAGACCAGACGCTGGACTCCGACTACACCGGCGCGCGGCCGGATGAGGTCGCCGATCCACTGGACTCCGGCATGCGGCGCAAGTTCCTCAATTTCTGCCACGAGAACCCCTGGGCCGAAGAGTGCCGCATCTATGAACTCTGATGGCACTATCCCAGACCCAGTCCTACGAGAGCATTCGATCTAGCTACGGCGGCAGTGACTCGACGCTGCCATCGTATCTTCGGCCGTACTACGTCAAGTACAACTCCATCAGCAAATCTCGCGATCTCGGCGAGACGGACATCCTTGTTGCGGATCTCGCTGGTGAGATCGGATCAGAAGCCGGCAGCAACACTCTGTTCTTCAAGGTGTCCCTGCCGCGACGCGTCGAGCTCAGTGTCCGCAAGCGCGCCAGCGGCGCCAGCACCGACCGGTTCGTCAGTGTTGGCATTCTCGATGGCGAGCGCAAGCCAATTCAGATGGATGCCAGCGGCTACGCAACCGAGTGCGACGTCTACGGCACAGAAGCGTACGAAAACCTGCTGGGCTTACCAGCGGGGACCTATTACATCACGGTTGCCAGCAGTCAGTGGCAGCGCATTCCCTTTGCGATTACGGTCTCCGTCGGGCGGTACGCACTCTTGAATGGTGCCGCCCAGGGAGCCTTTGTTCCCGGCGGGCGTATTCCACTGGTCAAGGTCATCGCGCCCGCCCGGGGCAGTGCTCCACTGGAGGGGGCCCTCCTTCGGCCCAGCGTGATCAAGAAGGCGCAAGGCCCTGCAGGGGGTACTGCAACGCCAACCCTGACTCTTTCGATTATGCGCGGGGTTGCCGCCGGCATCATGGTGCCTACTGGCCGTCTGATGATGAATTGGAAGCTCAGAGGAGTTGCCAGCGGGGGCGATCAATCTCAAGGAACGCTCAGCAGCGAAGCACCGTATGGCGGCGGCTACGGTTACTAATAGGGCATCACTCGCTCTTCCTAGAATCATTCCATTGCCCGCGAGTGGTCCAACGAGGACATGGCGTTTTCCCAGTATCTGGCCGATAAAATCCTGGTTTGGGTGAAAGGCACGACATTCCCCACGGCACTGTCGACTGTATTTGTCAGCCTCCATTCCGGCGATCCCGGTACCGCTGGGACCAGTAACAACGTCCAGTCCACGATCACCGGCAGTGCCAACCGCACCAGTGTGACGACCTCTACGTTCAGCACTGTCGGCTCCGCCCCGGGTGGCGGATTCCAGATCACGAACAATAATTCGGTTCAGATCACCACCAACGCGGCCGCTGGCGCCACGGTGACTTACTTCGGCGTGTGGGATGCCGTCACTGGCGGCAACTTCCTGGCATCCGGTCAGCTCACCACTTCCGTTGACGTCGTCGCTGGTGACACCGTCCAATTCAACGCCGGCGCACTTGCGATCCGTCTGGTCTGATGGTCAAACCCAAGAAATCGCCGACCTGCGCCATCCACAAGGACCCGATCGAAAAGATGACCCGCCAAGGCAACGGTCGTCGCAGTAAAGCCAGCCATGGCCGCAAGCTCAAGCGCGGCCAAGGCAAGTAACGGCAGTTATCAGACGAAATCGACTTCGACCTGATACTTCAGGGTCGAGTGGTCCTTGTGCTCGATCACGACCCAGAGCCGGTCTCCTGCCAGCACCGTGAAGGGTCCGAGTGTCACCGTTGCCGTACCCCGCGCGGGGCGCTTGCGGCTCAGGCAGTTGATCGCCGCCGTGGGTGCTGCAACGCCGTTGATCTGACGCAGAACTGCTACGTCTCCAACGGCGCGGTGCGAGGCCGTAAAACCATTCTCGCTAAAGGGCCGCAGTGTGACGGTGTAATTACCAGCGCTGGTGCCTGATCCCGTGGTGATCTCGTACTGGTCGACGGAACCTTGAATCCCGCTCAGCCGGGAGAAGTCACTCTTGGTATCGCCAGACTTCGGGCCGATCAGCTGACCGGGGCCCGTGATCACCTGCTTTCCGTTGATCCCACGGCGGTTGATCTTGCTGATGACGGCCATTTGTGCTCGCCAGATGTCTATGCGTTAGATCAAGTCTAACGAGCTCAGTAATCCCAAATTGCAGATGGCTTTACTCCAGCACGTGCAGTGAACTTGCCTCCATTGCGAGTATCGATGTGAATGAATCCGCGCGGACGCCCGTCGCCGTAACCGCCGCTCCATCGCTGCACCAGCCATTCGTGGAACTTCTGCAGTGATTCGCCAATGGGATAGATGTCCAAGGCCATGCCCTTGACGTGGTAGCTGCCCGGCACCCCGCCCACCTGGCTATTGATCGGCTCTGGGCGGTAGCCGCTGGTGATGCCCAGTGGACCGGCCCATGCCGTGCGGATCGCATCGAACTGCCGGCAGACCTCGATGATGGCCTTCTCCTCGGCACTGCCGGCCTTAGGCGCCCGGCGAGCGTCGTACTGCAGGACCTCGCCGACCGTGACGTACTTGCCCACTGGGCAGGCAAAGTCGCTCCAGTTGATCGCACTAGAGGGGGCTGGCGCTGGCTTGGCACGCTCCTCGAGCCAGTGCGGCGTGAACAGCACCCACCGTTCGCCAGATCCATGCAGTGTCACCCATGCATGACTGTCGCCTGGAATCTCGTCCAGCTTGCTGACTGCCAGCAATTCGCCTTTGCTGACTGGCTTCTTGCCTGCTTCCGACAAGTAATGGCCGTCGATCGGCGCCTTCTTGAGCAGGGTGTCCTGCTGTGCGATGAACTTCATGGTGCCGTCATCCTCTCGTTGCCAGATCTCACCTTCGCGGTGGCGGCGATTAACCAGTCCTGGCAGTGTTCTACCCCCTGCCTTGACATAAAGGCTAAGAGCCTGAGGCATCTGTCTGTATTGCTCGGCCTTCACTGCGCCTTCCCGCAGTACACGCGTGATCGATTCAAATCCTGCACTGCCGTAGAACATGGCGCCCAGGTTCCAGGCAAAGCTCAGCAAGACAGACTGTCGCTGTGGGCCCAGTCGATCCCAGCCAGGAATGCACTCCATCGCAGGCACGAACTGTGATTTCAGTAGTTCCTGGAGGTGCGCCTTGCAGATCCTGTGGTCGCACTGGTCGCCCATGCGCACGGGTTCCCCGTTCGGATAACGGGTCAGACCAGCGCAGATCGTTGGAATGCCGACGGGATCGAGATAGGCCTCGAGTTCAATCCCTTCAAATTCCTCGATCAGCCGAGTCGCCAATCCCAGCGTCTGCGGGTGAATCGCCATAAACTCCTGCGTAGCGAAGCGTTGACTGCGCCATGGGCTCGCGCCCTTCCATCATTTCGACAGCCAGGTGCTGTGCTGCTGATTCGCTGTAGCCCTTGGACTGCAGGAGTTCATACAGCCCGAAGAACGCATCCAGCCGGGTCTCAACTGAATCCCCGCCGGTCACCGTCTCTGCCGCCAGGTGCTGAGATGCCCCACGAGGAATGCCCCGGCCGGCGTATTGCCGAACCAGGGCATCAAACAGCTCAGGGCTACCCGCTAAACGCATTCACGTCTGACGCAGTAAACCTAATCTAGCCGGGGCTCATCCGAGGCCGATGTTATTCAGCAGCTCAGGGCGATCAGCGATAGCTGTCAGGCCGGGGAGGGTGTCACGAGGATCACCACTACCCTGCTGAACAACGGCCAGTTGTACCGCCTTCTTGGCTCGCTGAACGAGCGCATTGGCGGCAACTTCCCGGGCTTCCTCGCGCACGCCTTGGCGCGTTTCTTCTTGCTGGAGTGACTGCTGAACCTGGGCAACCGCGGTGCCTGCCCTCAATTGAGTGGCAACCGGATTGAAGTGAGCAGGCAGGTTGGGCGGCAGATTTGCCATTACGTCCTCCTTGTTCAGCCTTCGGAAACCAGCACCTTGCTGCGCAGAGCCTCAGGGGTGGCTTGGCTCAGCATCTGCCAGGCGGCCGCAGGGTTGCGCTCGCTCAGGGCAGAGAAGGTGGCCCAGAAGTCGTCACCGCCGCCATTGCTGGCTTGCACGTCAGGAGCGGGCATCTCCATCTGAGGGCGCTGATAGGTCGCAGGGGCGGGGGCGAAGCGACGCTCGTTGGCGGCGACTTCAGCAGCCAGGCGATCCTGGGGCAGCTCGGTGGGATAGGGACCCTGGGGACCGAAGAACTCGTTGACGTACTCAGCGAGGATCTCGGGGTTGGTCAGCAGCGTGTGATAAGCCGCATTGTCCTCAGCCGCAGCCTCGATCACAGTGTGCGAGTTCTGCAGTTGACCGTGGATGGTCTGCAGTTGGCTCAGGGCCTCGGCGGTCTGCCGGGCCTGGCTCAGCAGCGCGTCCTCGACCACGCAGGCATAGCGGTTCAGCAGGGCAGGGGCCTCAGCACCGAAATGCTGGAGAACCTCAAGACTTTCGCTGCTGACGCTTTGCAGATACTCGTCGCTCGCGGCTGCGCTCGGCGCGCTGTTGTAGCTCGGAGCCTGTGCCGGAATCGCCTGGGAATAGGCCGCCGTTTGTGGGAACGCTGAGGTCAGCGGCGCCGTAACGGAGGGAGCCGCCTGGTAGCTCACCGGTGCCTGCAAGTAGGTCGCCGGGGTAGGGGCCTCCTGTTGGGTCGGAGCTGAGTAGTACCCCTGGGACTGGGATTGAGGCGTCGCGCTCAAGCTGGCGAGCAGCCCCTGGTACGCCGCCTGCCAGGGGTTCGCCTGAGGCACTGAAACCGGAGCTTCCGGGGCGTAAGCCGGAACCTGCGGTTGCGCCGTCGGGTATGAAGCTGGGGCCGCTTGCTGGATCGATGGGGAGGCCACGGTCGGCGCGGCCACGCTGGATGGGATCGAGGGCTGTGGGGTCGCCACTGCCGTCGCCATCGCTGTACTGTCCTGCATAGGTCAGTTCTCTCTTAAGGAATTCGAGAGCTCGATAGACGTAGGGCGTCAGATCGAGCTTGGGGTCCGCTAGCAGGGGGAGATCCGGAGCCTGCGGGTGCGGGGTCTGTCGCATGTTTTGAATCAGCGACAGGAAGGTTCCAATGCTTTGCTGCGTGGCTTGAGCCATTCGGAATGGATAGCCACTGAGCATTGCACTGCGTTCTTCGTCGGTTTTATCCGGGAAGAGGTACCTGAGGGCCTCGATGCTGTTGACACCGAGCTCCTGCAGGTTTCGCACAACAATGCTTGAGTTCAGTATATCTTCTGTGGAGTCCTCGAAAACGGGACCCAGCCAACGCCAATCAATCTTGCGATCGCCATCGGGGATCAAACCAACGACACCTGGTGGCAATTCCCGGGCCTGCACCGCGTCCCTGATCTGGGCTTCTAGGGCTTCCTCGAACTGCTTATAGGTATCGCGGAATCCAGCAACGGCTTCCTGGTATTGCTGCGGATCGGGGAACTCTTCCCGCAGGGGGACCGGTGGTGCTTCCAGGCCGACGGCAGCGGCGAAGGACTCCCGGAAGATCTTCTCTTCGTTGAACAGGACGAGCGAGAGCAATTTGCACAGCCCGTAGGTGAGCAGGCCCCGGCACTTCCTCGATGCCGTTGTCGCCGCCCGGCCATAGAGGGACTTGACTTCGTACGCCGTAGCGCCAGAGCTGATACCAAGCTCGTCGACGCCGCCCATGGCATTGCGCAGCTCCTCGCGGTACTGGCGGGCGTAGAGGTTCTGGTCGCCAGACACCGCATCGGGCGTGATGTACGCCACGCGGTCCGTGGCCTCAATGTTGGCGATGATCCGCGGGACCTTGACGCCGCCGCCACCGCCAGCTCCCATCGGGGAACTCAGGCGCGTCGAGGGGCGATTCGCCGCATAGAAGCCGGCCTGCGAGCTGATAGTCGGGCGGAACTCCTCTCCATCGCCAGACTCGATCAGGTCCTGCTTGGGACGACTCGAGACCAGCGTGGGGTTGCCGTAGAAGGTGATGTTGGCGCGGATGTTCTTGATCAGATCGTCGTGCGTGACGATGTGATCGCTCAGCCAATCAAACTCGCCGCTGGCGTCCATGCCAGTCGAGCGCATGTTGTTGAATGACTCGACAGCGGGGATGAAGCCCAGACTGTTGCTCAGGGTGCGCGTCGAGTTGGGCGCATAGGTCAGCGTCGTAATGGCTGCGTCAAAACTCGGCTTCTCGGTCGTGATCGACTCCTTGATGGTGTCGCGCCGAACCTGGAGCTTCACGTAGCGCAGGGACCCGCCATCGCCGCCGGCCATGGCAACCATCGCCCCCAGCCCGTCACGCACCGTGAAGCTGTAGATCAGCTCGACCTCTTCCAGCTGGCCGGCTGCGTCGTAGTACGCGCGGTAGTTTTCCTTGCTGAACCACATCAGCCGGTAGCTGTCGCCCACCGGACGGAAGTACCACAGACCCTTCCCATCCAGCAGGAAGTCGTCGATGATGCCCTCGAGTCGGGCGTCGATCTCGTTCTCTTGTATCAGCGCCGCGAGGAAGCTCTTGCGAAAGCCGAAGGTGTCCTGCGCGGGGTAGAACTCCAAACCGGCCCGCAGCATGAACAACCGCATCTGCGAGAGATGCGAGTTGACCACCATCGTGTCGACCCCAGCCGTGCCGTCACGCTTGCGCGCGGCCTCCAGAATGCGGCGAAAACGCTCGGTTTTGGGTTGGCTCATGGGTCTAGTTTAGGTCCATTCGATTTGCGCAGCTCCGCGCTTCATCAGCCCCTGCACCACGATGTTGAGGCTGTCAGCGCAGTCGTCATGGGGGCTATGACCGAAGTTCGTGATCTCATCGATCATGTAGCTGAAATCGCGGTATTTGTTGAAGATGATCTTCTTGGCCTGGAACAGACCGAGAATGCCGCGCAGCCGAGCAAGCTTGTCGCCGCGGAACCCCTTCACAGGCGAGATGTGCAGGTTGTAGAGCTGCCATTCGTTGAACAGCACCCGCTTGAGGTCCCCCTCGAAACTCTTCTGATAGGCCACGACCTCAGGCCAGATCGTGACCGCTGAGGCTGTTGGGAAGTACTGGCCATTGTCGTTGACCGCCAGCAGGTTCCACTCCATCAGCAGCTCGCACAGGGCTTCGACCTTCTCGATGTTGCCCATCGAGCGCATGCGCCTGTAATCGATGATGTAGCACTTGTCGTCGACCCGGCCAGCCAGCGTGAACACGGTCCAGTCGTTCCGCTCGCTCATCCCCGCAGAGAGGTCAATGCCCACCCCGACCATGTCATAGGTGTCCGGCACCTCGCCGCGGACGAACAGCTCTGGACTGACGCCCAGCTCCGTGGAACGCACCGGCTGGTTCAGGTACTGGTACGAGAACGAGATCCGATCGTCACTCTGCAGCTTGAGCAGGTACTTGGTGGACCACATCTCGGGCCAGTAGGACTTCGGCCGGCCGTCCTCGTCGTAGCGCAGCGCCGACTGAACAACGGTCTTCCACCCCTTCTTCTCGGTGTAGATGGTCGAGAACAGGTCGTCGAAGTGGAATCTCGTTCCCAAGGCGATGGCCCGCGCACCCTGGAACATGGTCGGCACGATCACCGCGTTCCAGTTGTTCTCCATCTCCCGGCGGATGTCCGGGTTGGCGATCGATGCCGCACTCTTGATCGCGTCATCCACGACGATCAGGGAGCTCCGCTTGGAGGTGATCGTTCCCTTTAGACCAGCGCAGGCGACCGTGAAGGCGTCTTCCCCTCGAACGTCGATGTCGGCGAAATCCCAGTCAATGCCCCACAGCTCGTCCGAGGTCCTGGTCTTGGAGAGCCGCACGCACGGGAAGATCTCCTGGTAAGTCTTGGAGAGGATCAGGTTCTTGATGGCTGCGCTCTTGTTGCGCGCAACGTCCACGTTGTACGAGACATACAGGATGCGCAGCAGCTTCTTGGCTAGCGCGTGCCTGCCGATCAGCCAGCCCAGTAGCAGACCCAGTACCGTGCTTTTGGCACTGCCTCTGGGGCTGAGCAGGCAGGTGTTCGGGCCCGCGATGTCCAGCAGGTGCTCATTGCTTTGCCCGGTCAAGAAGGCGCTATGCCATTCCTTCATGTGCCGGGCTGGCGGTTTGCCCATCAGTTCGCAGAAGTACCCGAAGTTCTCCCGTGCCTTCAGGACATGCGGAGGAAGAACGGGCTCCTCGACGACCACCTCTGGCTGCTTCTTGATGCTTTGAGCCGCCTTGAGCGCACTGCGTTTGCGCGCCAGGGCAATCGATACGCCTGCCATGCGCTTAATCTACCTGTTTTTCACTATTCCCAGGGGGACCGACTAGCGGCAGTGGTGAAATTCCCTGCTTACTTCTCGCTCTCCAGTTGCGCCCACACGGACTCGAACGCGGAATCCAGTGCCGTGGTGACGTCTTCGTTGTCCTTGAAGATCGTTCGCAGTTGGCGCATCACCGAGTCAGCACCGGCCAGAATCAAGCCCTTGCGATCGGTGGCTCGCGTCATCTTGTCGATCTCGGACAGGTGCCCCCGCAGTTCCTTCGACAGGTGGGCAATGCGACTGGCGGCGGCATCTGGCTTGACCAGATCGGCCTGGACCTGCTGCCGCAAGAAGTCCACATCAGCCTCCAGCTTGCAGGCTTCGGCCAACAAGAGTTCGCGCTTGTTCAGCTTGCGGTAGTGCTTGTTGACCCATCGCTCCAGGGACGTGAAGCTGTCGCTGTAGCCAAGCACGCTGGCGTACACCCAGATCTCGTAAATCGAGTAGGTGTTCTCCGCATAGTTCAGAAAGCCTTCACGGCGATCGTCGTCTAGCGCTGCCAGGAAAAACGCTACCGGCCCCTCGCCCAGTACTGCCATCAGCCGTAGAAACGTGCACCCTGTGAACGTATCGCGCCTCGAGCATCTGCGCGCATCTTTCTCTCTTCAAGACCCTTTCGGCCTAGGGTCTCGCGCTCCTGTGAACCCTGCTCCTGGAAGCCCAGGCGCTGTTGAGCCCCGGTTTCGATCACGGTAAGGCGCTCCTGTTCCCCTTGTGTCACATATCCCTTGCGCTGCTCTTCGCCGGTGTCGCGAATCGTCTGAGAGTTCAGCGCAGCCTCCGTCGACATTAGATCCTTCAGGTTTCCTGTACGCCGCGTGTCTTCCTTGCTGTTGTAGTCGCCCAGGGCTGCGAAAGTATTGCGTGTATATAGGTCCGCGAGGCCGACATTGGCCAGGCCTTGGCCAGCGTTAATCAAGCTGCCGGCGATTTCGCCGCCAATAATTTCATTACCTTGGAACCTGGTCGCCAGGTCGCCAAGAATTCCGAAGCCGGCCCCGAAGGCATTTCCGCCCGTAGTTGCATAGCTGTACGGCTGCCCGCCTGGAATCAGCTGCTGCGTCCTCGACGGTCCTGCTTCTGGGGCAGATGCCTTCCCCGACATATAAGCCTGAACACGCTGCTTGGCCTCCTTGCGTCCAGCCGCCCCACTGGCGACGTCTTTTGCCTTCACGCCGACGGCTTTTGCTGCTGCAGCGACCGAAGGATTGGACTTAACTTTCTGCGCAAACGATGCCATCGCTTAATCCCTCAACCCCGCAGCGCAATTGCGCCAAGTACAAATGGTGCCAATGCCTGAGCCGTCTGCGAGAGTCGGTCCAGGAAGTTCCCTTTCAGCTGATCAGCCGCAAACTGCTGCGCTGCAGCCCGCTCACTACTGATCCAGCTGCGCACGTCGGCATTCTCTCCGATGTAGGCATCTCTGGCTGCGTCCTGAAAGCTACCCTGCTGCTGAACTAATCCGGTCAGGTTGCCGTATAGGTTATCTGTCTTGGTTATGTCGCTGGCGGTGGCGATCTGCTGTTGCGCCTTCTCTCTGTTTATGTCTAACGCATCCCTTTCCCCCCGAACGCGAAGATCCAAGTTGGCCTTGGCGCTAGCGGGTCCGAGGAGATCGTACTGCTGCTGAACATTTTGCGCATCCAGCTGCCTGCGCTCATCAATCGGCGACAGCGCGACCACATCCTTCTTGGCCCGATCAAGCGCTTGCTGAGCCAGAGCAGCTCGTTTCTCGGCCTCTACAAGCTCCGTCTTTCGCTGAAGAGCACGCAGCTTCGGGCCGTTGGCATTGCCCGACGCCCAATCCTGAATGGCTGTAATTGGAGTCTCTCCGTATGCCATGGCTCCAGACGGGTGGCCCACTACCTCTATCTTAGACAGCTTCTTTCGCTACCTAGCCTGTAAATTCCTTATGGCTGCGAGTGTCCCAGCGTTTGTAGCTGCAGCGGATGCCTCCGTCCGCTGCCCAAGCAGATTTTCCTGACCCGAAAAATACTGGTTCCACGCCGAGACTTGATTGGCTATCTCCACAGGGTTCATGCCGGGCAGGGAGATCCCCATCCGATCGAGGATGCCCGCCTTGCGGGTCGCCCCACCGCCCACTCCGATGCTCGTTACCACATCGAATAGCCCTTTCCTTTTGTCCCGCCCGGCGATCAGCGCATCTGCTTCCCGGTTGTAGTCAAGCATCTTGTCCTGCTCGACCAGCCTCACCTGCCCTGCCAGCCCCGTGGTGGCCAGCGCGGCCAGGCTTTGCTGGTTAGCCCTCGAAGCCTCCTGGAACGCATCGGTTCCACTTGTGGACAGGATTTCTGCCGGATTTCGTAGATCGCCCGGGCCCAAGCTTCTGCCGTAGAGAGCGGCGGCGGCGGCCGTTATCGGGAACGTCACGAGAGGCTCCCCCCGAAGATGTTCTGGCTGCGCTGGAGCTGATCCATCATCGCAGCGTTCTGAATTGCGGCTGATTGCTGGGCCAGGACCTGCCGCATCCGCTGATCATTGATAAATGGCGCCATTGCCGCGGTCTCCGCTACCCGAGCATCAATGGCGGCCTGCATCCTTCTCTGCTCGGCGGGCAGCAGAATGTCAGCCATCTTGGCCTGCGTTTCGGCCTGTTTAATCGCAGCACGCGCGGCCGCATCCTCTGGCCCTCCCTTCAGGAAATTCAGCCCGCCCTCCGCGGCGGCAGAGCCAAGCTGACTGCCCCCCGCTGCGAACAGTGTCGCGAGGGCCAAGCCCATGGGCGTAGGGCCACCACCCAGCACAAAACCAAGGGCGCCTGCCGGCATCCCCAGCAGCGAGCCTCCAGCTCGTGCGAGCTTCTCGTCGACCGGTGCGTCGGAAGCTAACTCCATCACGATTGGGATACCTGCCGCAAGACCGGCGCCGCGCATAAGGTTCTTGGGAGAACCCAATGTCTTCATCCAATTCGCGGGTCCATCACCGGCTTTGCGTCCAATCGCCTGACGCATCTGATCAAGCATGCCAGGAGTCGCAATCTCGGCTGCCCCCGCCACTGCCGCGCCAGGGTCGACGCTCAAGTTGGGTCCTGGATCCAATGCGGTCAAGTGACGTCTATCATCACTCAGCTCCAGAGATACATCGCCGCTACCTGGATACGACGGATACGGACGCATCACGACCTAGCTGTAATACCTGGATATGGCGTCATTCTAGGACTTCCCCTTCGACCGCTCTTTTCTTGCTTCGTCTATGAGATCGCCCAGGACTCGCAGGTCCAGCACCAGGTGACCGTTGACCTCAACAACAGCTTGCGGGAATACCTCCTGGACTTGCTGTGCCGAAAACCCTGCGCGCAGCCTCTGCTCAGGATCTACGTCTCTTACATAGCGGAACTGGATCGGTCTTAACTGAAGAACCTTCTCAAGGATTGTCATGCAGTTCTTGCACAGCGACGGCCAGTGCAGCGAGTGCATCGTCCACCTCGTATTCCTGCAATGGCGCCATGTCTTCTTTCAGGCGGCAATCGCACAGTGCCACGAGGCCAGCACTGGCTACCGACGTGATGCCTTTAATCAAGCCGCCAGAATTCGCCGCATTAGCCTGCCTCTTAGCCGCATCTATCTGCGCCTGGGCAGTCTTCTCGGCTTCGGTGATATCCGTCATGGCGCTAATTCCGGATGCGGCGACCTGCCCTTGCAGCTCCTGCTGGAAGCGACTGCTTTCGCTCAGGGGGCTAGGCCCAAGGGACGCAAAACCTGGAACACTCAAATCTGATGCGCTCAGACTGCCCTCCGCTCTGTCGTACTCTTTGCGCGAGCTTGATAGACCTGCGGTGGGTGGTGACGCCAGGCTTAAGTCCTTGTCAACACGGGATTTCCAGAGTGCCGCACGCTCCCTTGCTTCCTGGAATGGGTCCGTTATAGCTGCCTGACTTGTCATCGCAGTTACCACCCGTGCAGCTTGTACTTGGCATTCATGAGCGCCTGTTCCCCCGCAGTCGCGCTGCCCACGTCGATCGACGGGGCTGATACTTCCCCGCTTCCCATCGTGGGGGCATTTGATTTGAAGGACTTAATCCCAGCGCCCAGTCCGGCTCCGAGTAGGTCAAAGCCGGCATCCATGAACGATTGGTTCATAATGCTATTGCTCCGAATCGCCGCAGACTCGCCGATGGCACGGCGCTGATACTCCCCTGCACGCTGCCTGGCTAGAGATCCAAGGCCACTTCCTAGTAAGCCGTATTGGATGGCCTGGTTGAAATCACCGGCGCTTGTAAGAGAGTCGCCTCCCTTCCCAAGAATTCCGGAGGCATTTGGGATGGCTGCCGACATTACGCAACAGGCTGTGAAGACTCTTCAACCAACGGCTCTTCAACGGGTGCTTTGCCCTTGAGAGCCCGACGGATTGATTCTAGGGTTTGCCCCGCAATCGCGGTCCCGCCCATGCCAAGACTGCTGTAGAGGATTGTCTGCAGCGCTACCTCTCGCTCGTTCTTCATCTGCACGTCTTCGTAGCGGTTGTACGCATCTGCAATGTCTGCCGGACTAATATCCGAATCCGGATTACCTGCTTCTCGCTTCATTTCTACCCATGTCTCCCGGAGATCTGCGGCTTCCTGCAGGTCCCCCTTCCGGGCCAGTCGCTCTCCAGCCTTGCGGGCGCCACGTCGCCCACCAATCACCGCCGCCACTGCAGGCAGGATGCCGGTGGCGAGCGGGATACTCTTGCCCAGGAAGGTCACCTCAGGGCCATGGATTCCTTCAGCTGTGGCCTTGAGTGGTAATGCATTACCGAACAGATACGACTTGTACGCTTCGTACTCACCCTTGGAGACGTCGGGCCGCTCCTTGACGAATTCCTCGTACGGCAAGAGTGCGCCACTCCGGCCCAGGAAGTAGCGCGAGCCCAGCTCAGCCAGGGGATCCGCAGTCTGCGTTGGATCCATTTCGCTTGGCACCACCGCCTTGAAGCCGGGCTGGCGGTACGCATTGCCAACGGCCATCGATACACCGATCAGGGCAGGCAGGGTCGTCGCCATCCGCACCGTACGGTTCTTGATCAGCGGTGCCTGGCGCCCAATGGCCTGGTGCTCCTGCCCTGCGTTCTGCGTGCCCTGCAGCATGGCTAGCTGCGTCAATGCCTGCGGAGCATTCAGGAACCACCAGATATTGCGCAGGCCATCAGATGCCAGATCCGCCAGCCCAACCCCTGCGGCTTGAGTGGCGGCTGCCCTGAAGCTGTCACCGGTCGGCACCTCGCCACCGGGCACTGGGAACTTGCCGACGCGAACCGTGTTGCGCTGGACCTCCGGATCGCCCTCCATCTCGAGCGAGGGGTCCCCGTCCCGGTACGCATCCAGCCGCTGAATTTCTTTCTCGTTGAAGCCGCCGAGAGGTACAGAGCCGATGGCCGCTCGCGCTTTCTTGGCATCCTCCGGCAGCATGCCAACGAGCTTCTGGCCGACTTGCGTTGCGGCGAGATTTTCCGGCAGTCGCTGGCGTGCGTAATTCAGGAGCTGCGAGCCCTGGAGCATCTGCTCAACAGGCGTGCCCTCGTACTCATCGCCCAGTTGTCTGCGGATCCGAGCTTGAGCCGTTCCAGGCAGGGCTACTGCGGATCGCTCCAGTCCGTACAGCAGATCGTCGCGCGAGAACTCGGCCATCACACCGCCCCGCCCAATCCACGCAGATCATATGGATCGCGCAGCGTCGAGAACGAGTCACGGGGGCCCAGAACGCTGCCGCCGAGCGCTCCGGTGGCAAGGAGCGCCATTGCCATCTCTTCATCCGTCATCCCCCCCGCCGAGGGAGACGACTGCGGTTCAGGGGTTCCCTCAGGCTGACGAGCATATGCATCTTCCAGCACTTTCTGGGAATATGGACGCAATAAAGAGGGCGCAAGCATCTGGACTGGAATGTTGGCCAGGTCGCCGAACTGCTGGGCCTGGACAAGCTTGTTCTGATAGTCAGCCGAGCTCATGCCCTGGCGTTTACCCAGTAGATGGCGCCTGGCTATGTGCCTAGCTCCGCCACTCAGCAATGCCGACAGGCCTAGCCCCGCTATAGCCTCCTCTGCCATCATCCCTCCCCTTTCCAGGGCCGTTGCATTGGGAGGCGCCCAGGCGGTCCCCGCTGCAAGCAGGGAGATCGCCTCCGGCCCGTACCGAATCGCCGCATCTAGCGGGCCTACGGGTCTAAGCGCTCTGGCGACGTCTTTAGCGAGCCCAGCAAACCTCATCTCAGGCCATGCCTCCGAATGCGCTATTGAACTGCATCAGCTGGTTCGCGAAATCGCCCAATCCTTTCTTGTTCGGATTCTTGGGATCGTTTGCAGCGTCATAGAACGACCGCCCTGCATTTAATCCAAGCTGTGCGACAGCTGCTTCATTTTCCCCCGCCATGCGAACCGCCGTGCGGTTCACGGCTCCCCCTGCATAGTTCAAGCCAGACTCAGCGATCTCCGCAGGGGAGCCCTCTTCTCGGCTTCTGACCGTCCTGTCGGCTACCTCGGAGAAAGACTTCCCGATCGGGTAACCCGCTGGCGTGGGGGAAAACTGCTCCTGCAGTCGCGCCCGAGCTGCAAGACCCATGTCTACTGCCTGGCGGAACTTAACGGGATCACCGAACTGGTTCGCCACGAGGCAGCCATACTGGGCAATCTCAGTCTAACGACCCTACTTAGTGATCACATTCCGGTAGAAGTTCGCCTTCTTCACCATCTTGTCCGAGTAGCCATCAGGACTACTCAAGACCTTATCGGCGAATTCCTTGCGGCCATCGGGGCTGTCCGCATGTCCGGCCTTGGTTGCGGCAGCGCTGAACGTCCCACCAGTGCCGCCCTTGCTAGCAGGCTTACTCATTTTCTGAAAGGCCGTCGCGAGGCTTCGGGCCTTTTCACGTTTCCCCTGACTCATCCCAGTTGGCCGAAGTTCTCGACGAAGCGATCAGCGATCCCACCGGTATATCCCTGGCGGCGGCGCTGGAGTCGCTGAACCCCGGCCTGGCGCTCCATTGCCTCAGGGTCTTTGGCGGGAATGACGGGGGCATTCAACATCGTGCCCTCCAGTAACCCTGCTGGAGTTGTCGCCGGTGCAGCGGGCATCCCCCCTGCAACACCCGGAAAGCTGTCGCGCTGGGATTCCCGCTGAGCAGAAAGGCGTCCAGCCAGGAGAGCCATGGCTTTTTCCTGCGCGGGCGAGCCGACGCTGGCACCAAGGCCCTCGGCCATCATGTTGTAACCGCGCTGACCGCGAACGTGCCTTCCCGTACCGCTGATCGACGCAAAGTCGTTCTGATACTTGCGGCGAATTTGCTGGGGACCGGGTGTTGCTTCGACGGGGGCGCGTTTTCCGGTCAGCTCCAGGAGCGTGGCCATGGGATCGCGGGCGGGAGTCTCCTTTATGGGACCCACGGTGGTGCCGTACGCATTGGTGCCACTGCTGCGGCCTGGTGCCGAACTCCGGCGAGCGACATCAGCGAGGTACAAACCCTGGCCAAGATCGCCAGTGAGCGCAATGGCCGCCCGATCTAGGGCGTCTACGGGCCCAGCAGGAGCCGATTTCACTGATACCCCACCAGGGACATCACCGAAATCGCCATATCGACCCTGCAGAGTGTCACCCGCTGCGTCCGAGTCACCACCCTCAAAGCCGAATAGCTCACCGGCCGCAGCCTCAGCGGCCTGGCCACTGCTGTTGCCCTGGAGTTGGCGGATCAGATCAAGGATTGAGGCCTCTCCGCGCTGTACGGAGGCCAAATCGTTGCCCAATTCACCAATCGAGGCCTCGGAGAAGAGGTCTACTTCCCGCCCGCCGCGCAATTCCGACACCGCTTGCCCCAGCAGGGTGCGTGCGCTGGAGCCAGGAGCGAAGAGGGGGCGGCCATCGTCCGATTTCAGCGCCAAAAGCGCCTGACGATCCACTGGAATCGCCTGAGTGGTACCCGGTTTCTGGCCTGGGACCTCCATTTGGCCCGTGATCAGGGCCTGTGCGAGCAACTTGTAGGAGGACGCCGCCTCGTCGGGCTCCTGCATGAAGGACCCGCCGGCCAGTTCACGCAGAAATCCCTCGAATTTGGGACTTTGGAACGTCTTTTCGGCGTAAGTCCGGTCCCACTGGTTGCCCAGGACCGGCGCAGGGCCGTATTGGCCGTCTGCCGTGACCCCCAGCGCCGGGGCGATCTGCTCGCGAATCGCGGTGCTGTCGCGGTTATAGGGGCCGCCGACACGGAAATACTCCTCCAGCTCGGTAACCACCTTGCGCAATGGGTCTTTCGGGTCGGGCCGAGTCACCTCCGTGACCTTGCGATCGCCTTCTGCATCAGTGACGGCGTAAACAGGCACCTCGCTATCCGAGCCCGGTGGGCGCATGTAGCCAACCAAGTTCCGGTCTCGCTCGCCAGCCGGGAGCGAACGCGCGCGACCAGCGGAACGGGCAGCCTCCAGAGCGCTAGCCGTGATCACGGGCGTGCGCTCTTCGTTCATGGCCTCTTTAACGAGGTCGCCAATGGTGATCGGGCGTTCGCGCTGGAATGACGCGGTGTTGTCCGACTCGCCAGTGAAGGAACCGTCGCGCCCCTTGCGCCGGTTCAGAACCTCGGAATCGATGACCTGCGAGGGATCAATGCGCGCAATGGCCGGACGGAATCCCTGGGCGGTCTCTACGGTCCAGGTGCCACTGCGGCCACCTTCGCGAGCGACGCGAGCTGGAACTTCGACGGTGTAGTACGGGTTGATGTCAGCGGAGATCTGCTTGCGCGCCGCGTATTCAGTGGGGTCCTCTGAAGCGAACGCGCCGGTCAGCTCATTGGGGCTTACGGATTCGTCGATGGTGCGGGCACTAATCGGCTCCTCGCCCAGGAGTGCATTAGCGGCGGCCTCGAGATCGGGAATATCCGGGTCGCTCACCACGCCCCCGCGGTTACCCATGACACGCTGCAGCAGAGCCTCTGCTTTTTCGGCAGCCCGGTCGGCCTCCCGACCCGGGCCAGGGCGCTCGGTGCTAGCCCAATTGCTCGAGCGACTCAGGCGATCCTTGCTATCCAGGCGGGATGCGGGCCGGTAACCAGCGCGGCGTCCGTCCTCGTCGGTGTAGGCCGTCCCACTGATCAGCGTCTCGTAGCCGCGTGGAGTGACGTAGTAATTATTTGGCTCGTTAGGTGCAGGCAACCCCACGATATTTGCAGGTTGAGGTGTCTCCAACCCAACCAGCTGACGATATAAATCAGCGGGGTCCCGAGGTGCCATACCGCAAGCCGGTATTCAGTACGTAAGACAAGTCTATCGAGACTCATGCGTCACACCTGCGCGGCGCGCGCATTCCCGTGCCGTGTAAAACGCCCAAATTTCACACGAGGAAGCGTCGCCCTAAAGCAAGGCCGCTCCCCTGGAGAGACCTAATTTTTTGCTGCGCCGCGCGGTACGCATCAAACACCCCCGTCAGGTTGCGTCTGCGCCCAAACAAAAAAAAGAAGTAGACGCGCGCGCCCTTCTGCCAGCAGAAGCGAGCAGCAGCAAGCGAACGCAGGGCAACGGTACAGCAACGGTACATATGAACAACCGCTGCTTACAGTTGCACACTCAAATGCAACGCGCTCTAACGCTTCCACACGCGCACGCTTCTTAAGCTTTCACACGCAACTGCACATGCAATCGCTTGCTATACAACAGCACGCGCATCTGACACGCTACGCACACACGCGTAACTACGACCCTCGCGCTCTCTCATACCCCCGCTCACTCTTCCGCTCTCGGCGCCAAACTCAATGCCCACCGTGGGTTTGAGGGATGCGCTGCTCTCTTCGTGCCCCTATTCTAGCGCGCCGCGGTATTACCCAATGCTTCTATTGTGCTCTCTGTTTTACTCTCCGCACATTCCACACGCCTCCACTCTCTCTCCGCTGGAGGTTACTCACCACGACACGCTCCACCCCGCATCTGCTCTGCCGCACACCCTTCTCCCCGCTCGCGTCGCGCCGTGCTTGGACCCCTCTCCGCTGTTAAATCACGCCAAGGGTACACGCCACGCGCGTTAACAGGAGCGGGTTCAGGGGTGTGACCCTTAACAGCAGTGCATACGCGCTGCCTGACTCCGATGACACGCGCTCTCCTCGCTTTCTTCATCGCCACCCCCGTCCTCGTCATCGCCGGCATCCACTCCGCAGTCGCTCAACTCGACACCGCCACCCGCGCTCAATGCGCCCAGCAGAACTGGCCCGTCCACCAGCACGCCGCCCACCTCGAGTTCTGCCGGACCTATCTGGCAACTCGTTAACTTCTCCTTGTGGGTCCTAGCCCTCACTCCGCTTGTCCGGGGTGGGGGCTTTTCTATTGACCTCCAACAGCAGTGCATTTGCGCTGCCTAACTCCGGTGACCCTCCCCATCTGGTTCGGCTACGTCCTCGGCTCTCTCGGTGGACTCGCCCTCGGCTGCCTCATCTATGGCGGCATTGGCTATCTACTCTTCGGCGCCCATGGCCTCATCGGCGGCGCTGGTGTCGCAGTCGGCTTCGCCCTCTACGGCCTCGGCCTCATCAACCCCGTCAAGACACCACATCTCTTCCGCTGACCACGCCCTCGCCCTCACTCCGCTTACCGGGGTGGGGGCTTTTTTATTGCCCTCTTTCAGCAGTGCATTCGCGCTGCCTAACTACGGTGTCCAACCTCTTCGTCGCCTACGAGCCCGTCGATCCCACCGATCCCGACTCCGGCTGGGCCGCAAGACTCCACTCCTCCAAAGAGGAGGCCGACTACCACAGCCCCTACGTACTCACCTTCGATGAGTACATGGCCGCAGTCGACGCGCCTCCTCTCCACCTCTGATCCACAGCCCTCACTCCGCTTACCCGGGGTGGGGGCTTTTTTTATTGCCCTCTTTCAGCAGTGCATACGCGCTACCTGACTGACGGCATGTGGTTCTTTCGCCCCGGGATCCCCGGTTACCACCATGACGGAAGGCAAGCTCTACCGTCTCAGCCAGCAACTTCGCCTCCTGGCGCGCGCTGGCGTCACCATCACCGACGATGGCCGCAAGCTCCACGGCGAGATCTCCCAGGAGATCGAAGTCGCACGCGAGCACCTCAACGCCATGATCGACCAGATCATGGACGGCCACCCGCTCGGTGATCTCCAGCGCCGGCATATCGCCTGGTGCCAGGAGCTCGCCAACCTCAATCGGCCGGCAATACACCAGCTCGAGCTGGACGTTTGCCCCTTCTGAGCTCGAGCACACACATGCCCTCACTCGCTTTTGCGGGTGGGGGCTTTTTTATTGCCTCCTTTCAGCAGTGCATTGACGCTGCCTGACATGAGGCGTGGTTCTTTCGCACCGGCGCCGCCGGCACCACCCATGGCAATCGCCACCAAGGCCGACCTCGAAGCTCGCATCAACGAGCTCGAAGCACAACTCGCCACCTCGAACGGAGATCCCAAGACGGCTGGCATGGTCCGACTCGTCGGCATGCTCAAAGCCGTGAAGGACATCTCCCGTCCCGATGGCGGCAAGTTCACCGTCTCGGCCATCCTCACCAACTCCACCAGCGACAACCGCGCTGGCAAGGAAATCCGCGTCGACCTGCCCATCGACTCGATCATCGCCACCGACAACGGTGTGCCCATCGCGACTGAAATCCAGCAGATCGCGAACACCACCGAATGGGCCAGGGTCGCCATCAGCGGCTACTGGACCGTCTACGGCGAGATCACCCGCAACGAACGCGGCTACCCCGTCGCCTTCCGCAGACAACTCCGCGCTCAGCGCATCGAGGTCCTCAACTCAGCTCCCGTAGCTGAGCCCGAAACCCTCAAGCCCTACGCCGAGCCCACCAGCGAAGAAGTCGCCTTCTGAGCTCCCCAGTACTTCTTATACCTTCTGATCGCAAGAAATTCCTTTGCTCTATTCTTCCTCCACTGACTACGCCCCCATGCGCTACCTCTTCCCACTCCTCGCCCTACTGGCACTAGCCCCCTCGACTGCCATCGCCCAGAGCAGCTGCTTCCACGTCGCTGCCTGGGTGTCCCCGGACCTCATGCGCTGTCAACGGGTGGGACAGACCCAACTCGGGATTCCCATCTGGCTCTGCTGCTAGTCGCCAGTCCCCATCTCACCTCACACCCCACTCGGCCTGCCGGGTGGGGTTTTTTACTGCGCCCCTGCAGCCGTGCATGGGGCGCCCCTTCCTTCGCTCTTTCGCAACCACCATGCGCAACACCATCATCACCATCGCGGCCTGGACCGCAGCAATAGCAACCGTCTTCTGGCAGCGCCTGCTCTGGCCGGGCCTGAAGAACTTCTTCCCCGGCATCGAAGACCTTTTCTCCGAGCCCAGGACTCCAGTACGGGAAAGCACCGTACCCCCGCAGCTCGAGACCCTGGTCATCGAATGCCAGCCCGCACGCCCGCAGCACATCAGCACTGCCAAGCCCAAGGCACGGACCGCCGCTCCTAAGGCGAAGTCCCGTGCCGTCGCTGGCTTCACCGCCTGATTCAACTCTTACTGCAAACTATTCTCAACAAACACATGGTCCTCACTCAGTACTGCCCCGATCGCCGCGTCCGCCTCTCCGTGCGCGGCACCCCCGACCAGCTCGAGCCCATCGGCCTGATCCTCGAGCAGCTCTTCCCCGGCGAGGTCATCGTCACCTCCGACGAAGACCACGGCGATGAACTCGACGACGAACGCATCGAAGTCCTGGAGGCCATCTACGAGCGCACCCTCGAAGAGCGCTACGCATGGCCCGCTCCTGCCTTCTGATTCCCGCCCTGCCAGCACCCCGCTAGCAGGGCTTCTTTTTATGCCAATCTGCCTGCCACGACACACGTAACGCAACCCACGTCGAACCATGCAATTCACCGTATCCGCCAATCTCCAGCAGCGCATCGCCAAGTACGACCCCGCCCTGCGTAGCAGACTTAAGGCCGAGGCCGCTGCCCAGCGCTCGGCCACACGGGGTCCTGCTTACCCGCTTGGCCTGCCGGTCGGACTGATCCCTCCCGAGATCGTCCCGGCAGACGCCTTCCTGCGGGCGCTACAAACCATCAACAACTCACCTGCCATTCGTCAGCACGAGCACTGGCTCGATGATGACGCCAACTTCAAAGCCGCCGTCTGGCATGTCAATGCCGGGGACGGCCGTAAACTCTGGGTCGCCGCCTACGCCGATCCCACCGAGGGACTACATCTGGCATGGGCCGCCAGGCCAGGCGCAGCCTCACTGCCGCACCGGCTTTTCCTCTACGAGGGAGCGCCCGGCTCTAACCCTTTCGACGACGAGGCCGCCGAGATCCTCGAGTGCAGTCGCTCCACCTTCAAAGTGCGCCGCTGGTATTTCACGGAAGCCAGCGTCGCCTCGGACACCCGCTATCTCCACGTCGCCAACATCTGGACCGTTGGCCAAGACAACGGTCGCGCCGCTTGCTCCAACAGCGAGTTCATCCAGCAGACCGGCGACCGCGTCCACCGCTACGCCAAGTCCATGCTCAGCAAGTCCTGGGCAGAGCAGGGCTCCTGCCCCTTCGCTCGCGTCCAGGACACCTGGGCCTCCATCCTGCGCATTACGGACGCCCCGGCGGGCTGGGTGCCATCCCACTCCGACTTCCTCAAAGGCACCCTCGTTGATACGCCCTGGTTCCGCAACCAGATCCAAGGCAAGCTCAACGACATACTCGCCGAGTACGACGCTCCGGTGGCATCGCCTCACCAAGTCCGCAATCAATGGATCGCTCTCAGGCAACAGTGTGGAGGCCTCCAGCCCATCACTGAGATCTGGCCCGACGCCAGCCTTGATCACCTTCAAGCGCTCTGGGCATTCAGCGAACAGATCAACCGCCGCCTGTCGTTCGACAACATCACCCGCGCTAACTGGCGCTACGGCCAGAGCGGCTTCCGGCATTTTGGCGAGAACCCCGTGATCGCCTGGATCAGGGAGCACCTGCCCCTGGCCACCTTCGTGCACTGGATGCGCCGCTCCGCTGAAGAGCATGACAACTGCTGGCTCTCAGACATCCACAGGTTCAACCATCAACTTGCTGAATACATCACCTACGGCATGACCTGGTCAGACGAAAAGCAGCGCTGGGTCGGCGTGCGTGAGCTACCCAGGCCCAAGCGCCTGCGCCTTGCTGATCTCAATCGCCAGCTAGAAGAGCGGCTCTGGAAACTCAAGACTCCTGATGCACCACTGCCTCAGGATCTTTTCCCCGAGCCCGTTCGCGTCACCCTCAGCGATGACCGCGTCTCTTTCTTTCAGCCCAACTCCGTCCACCAGCTGGCTGAGTGGGGCACCGCCGTACGCAATTGCGTCGGTAATGGTGCCTATGCCGATCGCATCAAGAAGTTCCAGAACTTCATCGTCCTCGGCATGGTCAACGGCAAGCCCACCTTCACCATCCAGCTCAGCCACCGCGACGGTCAGCTCCTTACCGACCAGGTCGTCTCCACCTCCAACCAATCACTCAGCGCCGACCAACGCCTGCTCTATCAGCAAGGCATGCAACAGGCGCTGCAACAACAATCCGAGGCACTCGCCCAATGACCAAGCCCGTTCCCGCAGACGGCGCTGATCCCGCCCGGGATCAAATGCTTCGCCTGCTATCCGAGCTCAACGCCAAGTCCCGTGCCGCTGGCGGCTTCGGGTTTGGCTTCTTCATCGACGGCAAGGGCAACCTCTACGCACAATCCTCTACTGATACTGACACTCCTGATCACCCTGAACTCCCAGACTAATAGCCAACAACTACGAATCCCCCGCCACCTACACCTCCGCACCTGATCTCCCATGACCTTCAACATCTCCGAGGTCCAGGCCACCCAGACCCTCACCTACACACCCGCCCTCTATCTCGAGTACTGCGAAGAACAGCAGCAGGAGCCAACCGAAGACGGCTTCCTGTCCTACATCAAGCCCGACATCGACGAAGACTTCGGCGGCTATTTCGGCACCGTTCTAATCCGCTACCAAGACGAACACTCATGACCACTACCAACCTTTTTATCGACGACAAATCACTCGAGCGCCGCTTCATCGTCGGCACCCTGGCGCTCGACTCCAACCTCACCCTCGCAGCAGAGGCCCGCGTCCTCCTCGACATCGAGGAATCCGTCAGCGATTGCGCCCAGTTCACCGCTGACTTCCGGCGCCTGATGGGGCCTGTTACTGACTAGGCCCCGTACGCCTGCTCCGGCTGGTATCCACCACTTGCCGTGTAGTACGGCTCACTGTTCTCTGGCGCCATCGGGTTCCCTTGCCATAAGGGACCAACCGCAGCGGACAGCCTCAGTCCATTCAAAGACCCGTTACTTAGGCCCTTGCGTATGTCCATCGGTTCCAGTCCAAACCTAGATCCCGCAGGTACTCGAGAGTCGCTATCCATGGCTTTTCAGCTTGCAAAGGCGGACTGCTTCTTCCGCCATGACGTAATGGGACGTCCGGGTACGGCCACCTGCTTCCAAGGCGGCCTTGATCCGGACCCACAGCTCACATTCCCAGCGCTGCGGTGATTCCACATCAGGCCAGCGGTGCCTGACGCTCGTCCTCGACCTGCTGCCCTTGCTGCAGGTAACCCATCAGAGCCACCAGGCCCTGACCGGCAGCCGTCAGACCGGCAACCGTGCCGCCGCCAATGGCGCCGTAAGTCGCCACCTGACCAGCACGGCTCATGGCATCTGTTCCCGACAGCATGTCATTGAGCCGAACTCCCAGGCCAGGCTTCTCTGCCGCAGCCGCTTGCTGGTACAGAGCCTCCCGGCCCGACTGGGCGCCCTTTGCCCGGCTCTGCAGCACCTTGCTGTAATCCTCCGGAGAGCCTTGCAGTCGATGTGCAATTGCAGCGCTCACGCTGGCAACGTCAGGGCTCTTGCCACCCATCCGCCCCGACAGCTCATTGTAAGAAGCTTGCAATTGCCGGGAGCGGGCATCCATTGCTCGCTCGGCCCATGACTGGCGCACGCGCTCATCAAGGCCCTGGATCTTTGCGCCAATGTCGCGAAGCATCGCGGAACGACTCGTACTGCGTTGCTTGCATTCTAATTGCTTGTTTTTGTGGCCTCTTACAGCAGTGCATGTAAGGGGCCTGCTTCGTTTCACATCACTTTCGCAACCCACCATGGAACTCAACCTCGGCCCTATCTCCGCTCGCCTCTACTCCGGCAGCAACTGGACCCACGCCGAACTGGCCTGGGTCTCCAACCGCAACGGCGGCATGGCTCGCCGTGAGACCGCCATCAACGCCGGCTTCAAGTCCGACCACCTCACCGAGATGGCCGGCAAGGACAACCCTGCCGACACGTTCGAGTGCCCCGAAACCGGCGCTCTGTACTTCGGCAAGATCGTCTCCTCGCCCACCGGCGTCTACGCGATCTCGGCCAAGGAGGTCTACACCAAGACCCTCTACACCAAGGCGGTCAAGCACGGCCTGGCCGCTGCCGAGACCGCAACCGAGTCCGTAACCGCTGACGCCAAGGCCACCACCGCGGCCTGATCTCCACGCCCCGGCGAGCAATCCGCCTGCCGGGGCTTCCCTTTCTGGATTTTCCAGCCACAATGCGCAAGCTACGGCTTGCAGCATGCGAGATGCCATCGATTCACGCCTGCTTCCGCTGGTTCGCCTCCGTGATGCGACCGCGGAACTCCTGCTCGAAGCGCAACGCGCCCTCAAGGCAGGCCACCCGTCCCAAGACCACCGCTCAGTCCAAGCGATCAAGCGGCAACTGGCGTCCTTTGACCGCCACCTCAAGCGAGCGCGGAACGCGCTATCTGCTGTGCCGCGTCACCACTGACCACCGCTACTCCGTCTACGTCTATGACACCGAAACCACACTCTGCTGGCGCTGTGACTTCAGCAGCCAGCTCGAGCGCAACACCTACGTCAATCACCTCCGCACCGGCCAACCATCCGCCTGGCCGCAAGCGCTCGTCATCCAGCACTACGTCGGCCCTCGCCACGAGCATGAGCTCTACTGACCCAAGAGCACAGGGCGCGGAGTCTCTCTACGCCCTTGGCATCCAGGCCCAGTACGTCGACGGCGAACTGGCTCTTGCCGCTGAGCTCCTCGGCTCAGATGACCCCGAACAGGAGGACACCGCGATCCGCCTGGTCGAGCAGTACCTCGAGGCCCAGGCCCACACCGCGGCTCTACTCGAGTCCAAGGCCGACAACATCTGCCGCTACATCGACCACCTGCAAGCGGTCGCCAAGTTCCGCAAGGACCAGTCCCAGCGCCTAGCTGATCTGGCCGCAGCCGACGAGAAGCGCGCCCAGTCGCTCACCGACTACATGCTCAAGGTCCTCACCACCTTGCAGCCCGAGGCGAACCGCTTCTCCCTGCCCACCCACGAACTGCGCTCCCGCCGCAGTGAGGCCGTCGAGATCGAGGACGAAGACCTCATCCCTGACGACCTCTTCAAAAGCAAGACCACCCGCTCCCCCGACAAGACCGCGATCAAGGCCGCCCTCAAGGGAGGCCAAGAGATCGCAGGCGCTCGCATCGTTCAACGCACTAACTGGACCATCAAATGATCACCACCTCCATCGCCATCGCCGACTTCGAGACCTTCTACGCCTATCGGGGCCGCACCGTGGACGCCATGCGGCTACACGGCGGCGGCTTCATCTCCGGCCTGGCCGCTGCTCTCTCAAGAGCGGACGGCAACAACGCCCGCAAGATCTACGACACCTGGCCAGAGGTCGTTCGTGACTTCGGTCCCGGCTCCCGCTTCTTCGACGTCACACCCCGGTGACCGCCATCCATTCCTTTCGCACACCAGACAACCACTCATGGCCGTCCGTATCACCACCTCAGACCCCAAGCCCAGCACTAAGACTGAGCACCGCGGCTACTACTACTTCTACTTCAACAAGAAGCTTGCCAACGGCGGCGAATGCGCAGCACTCGTCCCCGATTCCATCCGTGACATCGTCAAGAAGGGCTTCGTCTTCGATGACAGCTGCCTCACCTTCGACACAGACCTCAAGGCTTCTGTTCTCAAACTTGACTTTGACGAACCGGAACTGGCGGATCCTGCGATCCCTGCTCGAGAGGAAGGCTGGTCCGATCCTGACCATCTCGCTGCCCTCGAGTCCGCCGACCCGCAGGCCATGACGGCAGTCGCCCATCGCACAGCCGTGATTCCCAATCGCGGCGTCAGGCCGGCCACGGTCCGCAAGCGCAACGCCGAAGCCCGCGCCGCTGAGCACAACATCGACATCGACCTGCTGATGCTGATTGAACAGGCCTCCCGTGCCTTCAATCTCACCTGCAAGCTGATCGGCACTGCCGAGAAGCCACGCCCTATGGAAGCTCAGAAGATCGTCGTCACCTGCATGATCCCCTGGCTCAAGGAACGCGGCGTCACCCTCAACGACACCGACGAGAAGGCCATGAACTACTCATGACCAATCCACTCTTCCGCAAAGATCCCTGCCTCAGATATGCGATCGAGCTGGGCTTCCAGCTCACGCCTGGCCGCAAGCACTGGCATGCCCGTCACCCCGATGGCGGGCGCACCATCGTGCCCTTTGGCCGCAAGCGATCGGCCAGATCCGAGCGCAATATCCACGCCTCTCTCCGCCGCGCCGCCCATGAACGACCCTGCCTGCAACCTGCTCCAACTCGAACACCGCCCCAACTGGTACGAGCATCTCTCCCAAGTGGAAGCGGCCATGGCTCATGACGACCGCGTCCACCGCCTGCGCTGGCAGGCCGGCTGGACAGCCGATGAGGGCGGCTGGTATTCCCCCGAAGGAATACATGAGTCCGACTGGGAACACGTAGAGGGCTATCCGCTCCCGGAAGACCCCGAGTTCCCAGCCTGGGCATCCGCCTTCTACTTCTACGAAGCCCTCGACAACGCCCACACTCCCTCCATCTCATGAATAACGAGCAGGCCAACACCCGAGCCAGCGTTCCGATGTACGACCTACTGGACATCGCCTGCGCCGCTCAGGCCGCAGTAGAACATGAGAAGCTCGCCGACAAAGAGCACGCCTTCAAGCACGTGCTCAATCGAGTCTTCGGCTACATGACCCCGGAAGCCAAGGCAGCATTCAATGCCTGGGTCGATCGCAAAGGCTGGCGCGCCAAAGAAACCATCATCCTTCCTTGACATGATTCACACGCCCATGACCCTCAACGAGATCGCCACTGCCGTCGACGCCGGCCGCACTGTCCACTGGCAGAACAGCAGCTACACCGTGCGCAAGGGCCCAAGCCACCCTGACAATCCAGGCAATGCCTGCAATCCTGCCCTGCGCTACACCATTGACCACACCAGCGGGCAATCCATCGGCCTGACCTGGCGCGATGGCATCACGCTCAATGGCAAGGCCTGCGACTTCTTCGCACTCGACTAGCAGCCGCGCAGGATGCTCTTCAGCATCCACGACGTCTTAAAGGCTGAGCCCACCAGCTCGGCCATGTAATTCTGCACGTCCGGCGCACCTGCTTCTGCGGCTACCTGCTCAAGCTCCTTGGCCAGGTAGCCCATGCCTTCAATGTTGACGTAATAGGCCATCAGCATCGAGCGCCCTTCGTAGCTCTCGACGTTCTGGAAGGGCGGCATCGCCTCCTTCAGGCCGCAGGCACACATCGGCATGAAGTGATCCAGCGTCCGTACCTGCTCAGCCACTTGGTCGAACTGCTCGAGGTGCTCCTCATAGCGCTCCTTCAGGAACGCATGCACCTCCAGGAAGTTCGCACCTTCATAGTTCACATGGATCAAGTGACTCTGGGTCTGCAGCTCCTTGAGCAACGCAGCCAGCACGATCAACTGCTGGACCAGCTGGGCAACGCCATCGCCCTCGCAGGACTGCATCTGCACCTGTGGCATCTCCATCAGGAGCCCTTGTTCCTGCTGCACGATCCAGTCATCTAACCCTCGCCCCAGTCTATTCAGCCGCCCCTGCCTGAGCCTCAGGTGGGGGCTTTTTGCGTGCACTCTTTCAGCAGTGCATTGTCGTTACCTGACTTCGTATGAACGCTCTCGCCCCCATCGACGATCCCTTCTGCCTTGAAGACATCGACGATCCCCTCGCGGCTGCCATCACCAAGCGACCCCCCAATACCAAGTTCATCCGCCTTGGTATCAACCAAGTCGGCCAGCTGTATGAGTACGGCGAATCCCATGCCACGCCCAAGCGCGTTCTCTCCAGCCCCGACGACGGCCTGAACTTCCTCGGCGTCCACGACATCAAGGCCTTCGAGCGCCAAGGCGATCGCCGCAAGCTCTACCTGGACGTCACCCTCGGCTCCCCTCACCCATACCACATCTTCGTCCTGTCGCTGCCGGTCTTCAACTGCAAACCCGACCGCAGCTCCTGGCCGGTCCGCACCCTGCTCGGATCGCTCGCCACGGCTGACAGAATGCTTGACATGCGAGCCATGGCAGGCACAATCTGTGCGCGGCGGGGCACCAAGCCCAACGCTTACGGCCACGTTGCCAACTTCATCGACCTCTTCGTCTACGGCGAACTGGGCGGCGAAGCACCGGCGCGGGTCTCGTCACAAGCCATTGACCCTGACCGCCACACCCTGGAGGTCACCGTCGATCGCCTGCGTCGCTCCCTTGACCTCGAGCCCCAGTTCCAGTGACCGCAACCCCCGAGATCCCGGACAGCATCTCGCCTGAGATGCTCGACACCCTGCTGCGTGGGCGCAACCCGCTGCCCATCAGTCAGGTCGTACCAGCCCTGGACTTCGGGGGCGAACTCGGCGCGCCCTGCGATCTGCAGTTTGCAATCTGCCAGCTGATCGAGCGCTCCAGCAACGGCACCAACATCATCCAGATGCTGGTTGCCGCCATGCACCTGCTGACCGACGTCGAAAGCCACTTCGAGAAGCACCTCACCTCACTGGCCCTCGAGGACGAGCCCTATGACCAGCTCCCCGCAGCTGATCAGCAGGTGCTCGGACGCGTGATGCGTGACCACACCCTGGGCCTCAAGGTCGCTGTCAAGCACCTCGAGGACGTGCTCACCCAGGTGGGCTACCCCTACTACAGCCAACGCGCGCAGGCGCTCATCGAGGACCGCTTCAAAGCCAAGCGTGTCCTGATGCGTGATTTCCGCAGTCACCTCCTCATCTCTGACGAGCTCCTCGACTCCCTGGAAGTCGAGCGCACTGCGGTCACCACCTACCTCGACCAGATCACCGATCACCCAGACGATTCCTCTGAACTATGACCGCCACCATCACCACAGCACTCCAGTCCGACACCACCACCTCAACCAGCAAGCTCACTCCTGCTGATCGCTCCCTGTTCCGGGGCACAGCCGCGGAAGTCCAGCCCTGGATGAGCGACAGCGAGATCCTCGCCTCGATCGGCTGCAACTTCAATGTTGTACGTACACCCGCTGTACACGCCGGACGCCCCTACCCCGACTGCCAGCTCTGGCTCCGGGACGACAACCAAGATCTCCTCGGCTTCTTTGGTGCCAAGCGGCAGGCCATCCAGCCTTCCACCTTCATCGACTACTTCCGCGCCTTCTGCGACGCCTCAGGCAAAGCCATCTCCCTCGACGTCGTCGGTGCCTACAACAAAGGCCGCAGCCTCTACATGGCTGCCAAGCTCAGCGGCAACAACGGCGAACTACTCCAAGCCGATGGCGGGCTGTTCATCAGCCGCCCCGGCCACTCCGCCTACATCAACAAGGAAGACCGCACTGACCACTGGCTGGTTCTGAGCGAGTCTTTCGGCGAGGCACTGCGCCCCCGCGTCTCCGTCATCGCCAATGAGCTGGTCTGCACCAACGGCCTGGCCCGCAAGGTCACCGAGTGCGAGGTCAGGCTCAGCCACACCCAGGCCATGAACCAGGACATCGTCCACGCCGTCCTTGGCCATGCCGTCCGGCAGTGCAAGGCCTACGACCGCATGAAGGAGCGCATGATCGCGACCGAGATCTCCATGGATACCGCTCGCACTGCCCTGCGCACGTACTTCGCTGACCCCGAAGGCCAAGGTCGCCTCGCCCAGCGCCTCGAGCAGATCTACACCAGCGATCTAATCGGTGGTGAGCTCGATACCCGCACGGGCAATGCCTGGCGCCTGGCCTCGGCCGTCACCCAGTACACCTCCCACGAGAAGGTGCGCAACGACGCCACCGCCTTCCGCTCCCAGCTCGAAGGCGCACGAGCCCGTACCGCTACCGGCTTCCTCGCTTTCCTCGAAGGCCAGTTCCTCGAGCAACGCGAACTCGTCGCCGCCTGAACCCCACCCACGCCTCACACCCGTGGGGCGATCTCCTCTTCTTTCGCATCTCATGCTCACCCTCCAACAGCTTTCTCCCGCCCAGCAGCGACGCTTCCTCGATTGCGCCGCCGAGAAGAACACACCCGTCGACGTCCTCCTTGAAGACTTCCGCCCTGATCCCTTCATGGACGGGGCCATCACCGGAACCCTGCCCTGGTGCGGGCTTTACGGACTCATCGAAGCCAACGGTCGCTCCCACACCTGACGCCATGACCGACCGCCAATTCATCACTGACGCAGACATCCATGACTACTCCATCTATGTCGCCAAGCTTGCCGCCATTGCCGCCCCGGGTGATCCGCCGCCGCCGCGTTTCCGTACCCGTTTCCTCTGGGCGCATGGCACGCTGCCGCCTGATCAGCTCATCCACGATCAAAACGCCGAGGCGTTCTCCAGGGCGCAAGCGCAGGCTGCTTGAAATGGCAGTCCTCATCGGCTGCACGCTGATCCTCGCGGGCACCCCCTGGCCCACGGTGCAATCACCGCAAGGCAGCTACGCCAACGGGCTGGCTACCGGCCCCTGACTCAACGACTCCCCATACAAAGTGTCAGAAACTGACACGCCGTCGTCTGGCATCAAGCTCCGCTACCCCTAAGGGTCTGACGATCTGACCCCACTCCAGATACCTCTCGTGCTTCATCTCACTCCGCTGCTCCAGGCCAAGCACCGCATCGAGCACCTTGCTTCGATCTCTCGTCGCATCGTGGATACCAGCAAGCGGCATCCCTGGCTGTCTATGCCACTCCTGCCGCCCCACCTCGTAGTGCGGTGGCTGTCCCAGCGCGAGTACGCCAAGCTCAATGACCTGGGCTATCCGCTGACCCGCCATCGTCCCAGGGCCTGAGCAAGCGATGGCCATGCACTGCCGCACCTGCAACTCCAAGCAGACCCGTGTCACCTGCACGGAGATCTACCCCGACCATCAACGCAGGTACATCCGCTGCTTCGACTGTGACACCCGGTTCATCACCAAGGAGTGCTACATCAAGCCCAAGCCAGGGCCCAAGCGAGGCGCTACCCGGCGCAACATCAACTACGCCCTTAAAGGCGAGAGCAACCCGCTGGCGATTCTGCAGGACAAGGATGTCTACGCCATCCGTCAGGCCTACGACCAGGGTCTGACCTACATGCAGATCAAGAGCCGCTTTGGCATTGCCTCGAGCACGTACTACCGCATCGGCAAGCGCACGTCCTGGTCCCATCTACCTGAGCGACAGCAATGGCAACCATCGACCTCCCCGTAGAGCAGGTCATCACGGTCCTGCTTCCCGATGGCAGCCGGCTAGTCCTGACACACCACATAGAAGCCACCCGCCTGGAGCACTGGCACGACGACACCCTCGCCTCTCAACTCACACTCCCAACCCACCATGTTCATCACTCAACCCCGCAGCCGCCGCAACACGAGCATCAGCAAACGGGTCACGGTCTCCCTCAACCCGACGCTGTTCACCCTCCTGCAGGTCCGCAGTGACCAGGAAGGGCGATCGCTGTCCAACCTCTGCGCCTACCTGCTCGAGTGCGCCATGAACGGTCAAGGCGGCTAAGCCATCACCAAACATCCAACACCTCACCGGCCGTCTCGCATCTCGCGGGGCGGCCTTTTTGCATGCACCTCAACACCTGTGCATGTTCCCCAGACCCTCAGCCGTTCATCTCCGGCTCTCCCCGCCGCAAGCCGAAACCCTGTACTTCGAGCTCCTTGGTCTCCTGGCTCATTACCGCGAGTCCAATACCTCCATCGAACCCAACGATGAGCGCGCGCTGCTCAGCTCAATCACCCAACTGGAGCTCGGTATTCAGCGAGCACAGGCTGTAGCCGAGACCCAACTTCAGCATATGCGCGCTGCCGCCCTTCGCCAGGAGGGCGCATGACCCTGTCAGATCAGCTGCTGCGGTTCGGGCACGGCAACGCCAAGCTGCCCAACACCACCATGACGTTCGCTCTGCCCGCTGGCTTCACCTGCCCGGGCGCTCTGCTCTGTCTGTCCAAGGCCGACCCCACGACAGGCAGGATCACCGACGGCGAACACACCCTGTTTCGCTGCTCTGCCGCCAGCGAGGAGACCCGGCCCTCCGTCCGCAAGTCGCGCCACCACAACTGGTCACTGCTGCGCGGGCTCAACGCTGGCGCCATGGCCGATCTACTGGATCTGTCCCTGCGCGCCCAGGTCCGCAGCTACACCGAACGCGTCCGCTGGTTCACCTCCGGCGATTGCTACAACGACCAGCTGCGTGATGCCCTGATCGAGACCGCTCAACGCCATAGCGACCTCCAGTTCTACCTGTACAGCAAGAACCTGCCGCTCTGGCTGGATCGCGGTGCGCTACTGCCCCTGCCCAGCAACATGACCATGACCGCCTCCTGGGGCGGGCGCTACGACTTCCTCCTGGCAGACGGTCTGTTTCCTCGGACAGCGAGGGTTGTCAATACGCAAGAAGAGGCATACGCTCTGGGCCTGGCCATTGACTTCACTGACGCCCTGGCCTACCAAACAACACCAACTCATTTCGCACACCTTGTTCATGGCACCCAACCCAAGCACTCCGCAGCCGGGCAAGCCATCCAGCAGCGCCGAGCCCAGGGTCAATTCTCCGGTTACTCCCGCAGCGGTCACTCCCATGCTCGTCCACTACCCGTCCCTGCCGGTCAATGACGTCTACTTCCCCCTCCACAACGGAGCCCAACTCCGTGAGCTCATTAAGACCTGCGCAGACAATGACATTGAGTACAGACTCATCTACGACCACGGCCGCCAGTTCCACTACACCCCGGACCGCCGGCGCACTGCCCGCTGACCTCAAGATTCAGCGCAGTGAACTCCTGGCCTTCGGGGCACTCCTACCCCATGAGGCCGGTGGCTTGCTACTGGGTTCCTACTCACCCAGCCGCATCCTCAATCTCCGCACGGGTCGCCAGTGGTCAGCCTGGCAGTGGCAAGAAGTCCTGCGTTCGCACTACGAGCAGATGACCGGACCATCCGCTGCCTCGGATCCTGAAGCCACCCCAGCTCAATGACCCCTGACGACCTCGATGTCGAGTACTACATCGACTCCCACGGGCACGACTGCTACCGCATCTGCATCCCAGGCGGACCGTGCTCGATCGTCTCATCCGCTCACCTGATTGACGAGCGCAAGGCACAGCTCCTCCGCATGTACCCGCAATGCCTCCCATCGTCACCTTCGGACTGACCTGGCTACTCGGCATCCTTGCCGTCACGATCTACCTCACCCAACTGTCATGAAACGCTCCGCCTTCTTTGCACTCGCAGTTGGCATTGCCCTTGGCGCCCTGGCGCGCTGGGCCACCACCCACGGCCAGGCCACTCAGCCCCGCTGACAAAGCATCCACTGCTGCCAGCAGTCACCGCAATAACGCACCAGCAGAACCGTAAGCACCAATGGTTAGCTATCTCACTCGGAAGATGTCTGACAAGGACTTCTACCTGTCTCAGGCATCGAGGCCCAGGCCTGCTACTGCCTACAGCAAGTACCGAGGCGTCAGCAAGGGCAACAAAGGCTTGTATCGAGCCAACCTGACGTACAAGGGACGGCGCTACTACCTCGGCAACCATGTCAGTGAGATCGATGCAGCTCGCGCCTACAACAAGGCAGCACTTGCCATCATCGGTGAGCACGCCATTATCAATGACATACCCGAATGACCAACTCCCAACCAACTCCTAATCCAAGCCAAATTAGGAGTTCCGGCATCACCCCGCCGCCGGAGCTGGTGCAGCAGTGGTGCGATGCATCCAAAACAGGCGAGATCCACTTCGACGTAGATGACTTGGCCACCCGCGCCGCCCAATGGGGCGCCGACCAGGAGCTCGAGGCGTGCTGTGAGTGGCTGGCTGGTTGGTGTCGGGATGAGTACCCAGGAGGGATTGGGAACCTCCGCGCCGCCCGCCGCCCCAAGGCGCCGAGCTTGAAGGAGCAAGCGCTTGAGGCATTGGACCGCATAGATCAACTTCCTACTGCCGATGACCAACACACCATCCGCCGCGCCCTGGAGGCCCTGCCCGATGACTGACCTCTCCCCCGCCGCACAAACTGTGCTGGATGCGTACTACTGCGAAAAACCGTTGGTTGGATCCAAGCGAGTCGCCGCCGCCCTCCGCGCCGCTGCGGATCAGGTGGTGCCGCACGAGTATTTGACCGGAGTGGATGCCGCAGTAGAAGCCCGACAACTGACGCGCCTTCGTCTCCTCGCCATCGCCGCCGAGCTGGAGGACCAATGACCGTCCACCTAATGTTCGAGCTGCTCGTCGCCTACGTCGTGGTCTGCTGCCTGACGTTATGGCTGGCGTCCAAGATCCTGCCGTAATGGGGTGGCCGGTGGCGGGTCCTCACGAGGTGCCCACCTCACCGCAGCCGGCCAGCTACGGAATGCCCAGTGATTCCTGAAAATCATTGGACCAACAGCTTACCTCATCTGGCGTGATCAGGGCACTCCTCCAATAGCCCGGACGCCACCCACTCTCTTTCCCTCCGCACCGCTCCCAAACCATGTCTACTGCCATGACCGATACATCCTTCATGCCCTTCTTCCGCTCGTTCATCCTTGGCAAGAACATCGAGCTGGACAAGCTCTCTCAGCTCTCAGCCAAGGAGCTCGAGATGCTCAACGTCGAGACCCTCGCTGCCCTCAATGAGTCCCGCCGCAACCACGAGCAGCTCGATCGCAAGCAATCCGACGAGGGCCACGCCGAGTTCCGCCGCATGAAGGTCGCGGGCTACTTCCAGGCCGCCATCCAGATTGCACTGGAACAGCGCTAGATCACATCCGCCCATCACGCCGGCCCCACCAGGCCGGCTTTTTTATTGCACCAACAGTGCATCAAATGTCACATCTGTTTTTCACTAGCGTATGGCGAGCCGTTCTCAGGCTCATCGACAGCACCAATCACGAGAACTGGGCGAAGGTCAAGGCTGCATTGGAAGCGGCAGGTAAGACCAGCTCACCCTTCTATACCCGCGCCTGCGCCATCGTCCGCGGCTTGCCGGATCCAGGAGACAATCCCTACGTCTTTAACTATGCTCCCCCTCCCGACTGAACCTCGCACCCGTTTACCGCTGGACATGTGCCGCTGTCACGACAGCACCTGCAGTCAGCGCACTTGCTGTGTACGTTGGACTGATCGTCATGTTGCTGGCCCAACCCCACATGCCGAGACCTTTCGCAGGTCGGGCAGCACATGCGCTTACTTGATCAGTCCCTGACTTCATGTCGAACGAGCACTTCACCAAGCTCTCCATCACCGTCGAAACTTCAGGCGGTGATGGCCTGGATGATCCCAATGCGATCACCACAACGATCAGCACCGAAATGAGTGACTGCTCCGTGCATGCCTGGTTCCACTTGTTCGAGCGGGTGCTCGCATCAGCTGGGTTCCAGGAGGAGCAGATCATGCGCGGTGGCACCCAACTCGCCTTCAACGAGTGCAGGAACGTCGAGGCCATGCGCAAGGTCGCAGGCTTCTACGACCTATGCCTCCAGGAGGATCTCCCCGCTCTTACCGATGGATCCGCAGTTACTGAACCTGCTTGAAGTCGCAGGCGCACTCTCCGGCATCGGCATCCTTGCCATCTTCATTGCCAGCAAGATCCTGCCCTGATGGCATCGGACAGATCGCTTGCTCAGCAGCACCCGATTCACGTGCGACCTGGAGCGCCTTGACCTCAACGGCGCTCATGGGTTCACCGGTCATCACCTCGAGCCAGCGAGCCACGTAGTCCTGGAATGCTTCTTCGTCGTCCAGGAATTCCCACTGGCTGCCGGGCTCCCAGTCAAAGTCCACGATGAACCGACCATCAATCTCATAGCCCTTGATGCCAAGCCCATCGTCTTCGATATGAAAGACCGGCTCGTGCTCATCAAGGCTCATCAGGTCAGAGTCTGTTGTTTCCATCGGTCTTTAGCGGTCGTCGGCCTGGCGACTCAATGAGATCAATGTAGTCAGAAGTGCCATCAGCGCTGCTACGGAGCGGCCGCTGGCGTCATCACATCCCACCGGTGGCATCTCGATCTTCTCAGCGATGGCTGTGCCCTTGTACTTGGCATACCAGGGCCAGATCTTCGGCATCACATAGAACGTGCATGCCGCCCACTGCATGATCACCAGCAGGGCAGTTGTCGACGCCACGCCGATAATCGATCGCCACAACCAGACCGGCATCGTTACTCCCGGTCGTAGGCACCATTGCCGCTGCCCCCATCTGCCGGCTCCTGCTGCCTGGGCATCCACTCGATGCGCTCAACACCAGTGCGCTCTTCCAGCACAAACGTGACGCCGCGCGCTTCCAGCGTCATGCGCACCCACTTGGTCTCCGGCTGAGCCAGCAGCTCATGCCGCCGCGCGTAGGCACGGTTCAGCAGCTCTTCGTCGCCCCGGTCCATCTGCCTCAGCCAAGCGGCCAGCTCCATGCTACGTAAGACAAATCGTGCGAAATGATGAAGGGGCTTGCAACCCTCCTTAGCCTGAAGGGCCGACACAAGACTCCCCGATGGAGCGACGCCGCGCCCTGATGGTCGACATCCGCACCAACCAGCCCCTCGATCCGGCCTGGCAACCCATGCTCGGCCTGGGCGAGCTGGAGCCGGCCAATGCCCTGATGCAGAAGAACCAGCTCTCCTACCGCTGGCAGTGGGCGCCTCGGACCGCCCAGCTCCAGGGCGTCGTCCAGCTGGCAACTCAGGCCTGAGCTCGTGCTGCAGTTCAACTCCGCCCTCCTGGCTGCCGTGGGTTCCTTCACGGGGCCTTACGCGCCCTACCAGTCGGTGCACATCCGCCCTCACTGCGGCGGGGTGCTCCTAGCTGCCAGTGATCAGGGCAAGGTGACGGCCATTGGCTTTGACCGCAAGGGCACAGCCGATGAGTCCATCACCATCATCCCCAGCCCAGAGCTACTCAAGGCCAGCAGTGGCATCAAGACTGCCGAGCGCGGTCTCGTGATCGACGGCGAGACGGCCACGGTCACCACCTACTACAAGACCAGCAGCAACAACGGCAAACAGCTGCCGCTCCAGCACAGCATCACCCCCTTCCCGGACATCGACAGCGCTCTGGCGGCCTGCGTGCAGCGATGGAGTGCCACCCCCACGCTCAGCGAAACCGCTGGCCGGTACCGGGTCGCCTACCTCGAGCGCGCCATCAAGGCGGCCGGACTGCTCGCTGACTCGCTGGTGCTCTCGGCCTTCGACGGCGGTCCGTTGCGGCTGCAGGGCGAGACCATCGAGCTGATCATCCTGGTCATGCCCCAGACCGCCGAGCCGATCCCAGCCCTGCCCGACTGGATCCAGCACTTCGGCTGACAAGCTGCTTGCCAGATCTTGCAATCCGGTTAGCCTGGCTTGCGCCTTCTCGAATTCCGTGAGCACCGCAACTCTTGTTGTGGCCTTGGCGGCGCAACCTGCCGAAACCGTCGCGCACGGCAAGCAGGTCCTGGAAGTCTTTGCCGCAACCAACGGCAAGGACCAGGTTCCTGTTCTATTGCGTTGCGCATCAGGCAGTAAGACAGCCGAGGCCCTGAAGACCAAGACCGCAGGCCAGACCCTGATCATCGCTGGCGACCTTCTTCTCGAAGACAGTCAGACGGTTGTGTTCATTCACACCCTCTGCGATGTCTCCCCCGACGCCTACATCAACCAGGTGACGGTCACCGGCCGCCTGGCCAAAGAAGCACGGGTCGCTGAGTCCAACAAATCCGCATCTCGCTCGCTGGCCATCAACCGCATGGTCAATGGCGAAGAGGTAACCGACTGGTTCACCCTGCGTGGCTACGGCTACGTCATGGACCGGCTGATCTCCTTGCCCGTCGGCACCTTGGCCATGGTCGAGGGCACCCTCGATCTACGTACTAATCGCGAGGGGAAGCCCTACAGCGAAGTCAAAGGCCGCTCGATCCGCGCCTTTGAACGCGGGCGCGGGAACAAGGGCACGAGCAACCCCGCCGCTGGCACCAAGGCCGTGGGATACGACCACGAGGACTTTGTTAACACCGCCGACAACATGCCCTGCGACTGGAACAACTAACCACCTACTGACATAACCATGGGATTCCTACCGTCTGACTACCGCCCGACTTCCGGCGCAACTGACACCGCCGGCACCAAGCGCACCCGCTACTTCGATCCAGGCCAGCGCCTCAAGGATGGCGAGTCCACCACCTTCCGACTCTGCGGCCTGCACGACACCGGCCACGTGATTGCCGGCTGGTCCTACTTCACGATGGACGGCCAGCCCCGCAAGTTCCCCAAATACCCCGAGAACTTCGCCGAAGAGATCGGTCTGACCTGGGCCGGCAAGACCAATGGCACTGGCGAAAAGGACAAGCCCCGCTACTTCCTGTCCTTCGTCGGACTGTCCAAAGAAGACGACGACTACCTGATCTACACGTTCCAGCGCAAGGACCTGCGCGAGCAGCTTGAAGAGGTCCTGAACCTCGAGGACTACCAGATCCTGCCCTCCGGCGTGGCCAACTTCTATCTCACCCTCAAGCGCAAGGGCACTGAGATGAACACGGCCTACACCTTGACCCCCACCCTCAAGGTGCCCACCAAGGCCGACGAGAAGCGCTGGAGCGAAGTCGCTGATTCCATCTGGCTGCCTGCCCTCTACGTCAACGGCGACCCCTTCGCCGGCAAGCCCAATGCTGGCCGACCTGAAGGCCTACCTCCCACGCACCGCGATCAACTGGGCGCCGACCACGAGGTAGCCACCGTGTCTGCAGAAGCCATGCCCGCGGGCTGGTAACTACCGATACACAGTGCTCATTTGCAGCACCATGCTGCAGATCAGCTACGCATCTAGCCCTGCTGCCTCTAGCACGCAGCAGGGCTCTTGCACTTTCTGCATAGACTTTCCAGCTCCTGCCGGAATGCCACAAAAGTGCCAATGCACCGGTACTATTGAGGCCCCTTAACCGGGCCGCTCAGCGCCGCCAGCAGCTTCTCTGAAGACTCTGGCGACCACTGCTGCCCCGATAGGTTCCTAGCCGCTTCCCGCGCCAGGAAGCGCAACGCTGAAGGGTAGGTGACCATCACCTGCTGAGCCATTTGCTTGGCAATTTCCCTCAGCTCCTGCTCATTTGCTCGGTCCAGCGCATTTACAAATTGCGCGAGCCGTAGCTGTTCCCCAACGGTGGGCTCAAGGCCGTCGTCTATCCCACGCTCCGGGTGTGCATTGCTCATGCCGGGGCTCACACGCTGTCCTCTTACGCTAACGATGCCCGCTACTGCTGACTGCGCCCTTCTCTCAGCTGCTGACCACTACCAGCGGGCTATGAACAGAACGATGCCGTTCGCGCAATCGGAGTCCGGCGATCTCTTTTTGCTCGCGCCCCTGCCCGACATACCTGAGTCCGTGCAACGATCTGCATTGGCTCACCTTGCAAGCCTTGGCGTGCTGAGCGACTACCGATACATTGATTCCAAGCCCCAGCCAGCGATCCTTGTCGTCCGCGCCTGACCCTCAGATCCTCGAGGAGCTCTGCGCGGCTCGCAACAGCAGGGATGTCGCCGCGGTCCAGCAGCGCCATGAGGCCCAGGACATTCACGAGGCCTGGCCTCATGTGCCCTACATCCAGCGCTGCTCCCTGCTGCTGGCTCGCGCCCTCCAAGGAGACATCTTTCATGACCTCACTGCCTCCGACTTCGGAGAATCTGACCCTCTTTGACACCAGCAAGCTCCTGCTGGCCGAGCTGCAGACGACCAATCGGCTGCTGATCAAGGTGCTGGAAGGTCAGCGGATGCACACAGATCAGCTGGAGAATCTGACCTATCTGGTCAATGGCTTCACCTCTGGCGGTGCGTCCTTCTCCGCTTACCAGTGCGACCAGATGACCCTGGCCTACCTGGCGCTGATGGGCCCGCTCCTGGCGCAGCGCATGGACATGGGCGCCTCAGACATCAACGAACTGATCAAGGGCGGCACCCTGCTTGCCCGCCAGCTACTCGACGAACTCTCGGCCTATCGCTCCCAGCAAGGCAGTTACGACTACCTCGAAGAGCAAACCGAACTGATCAACGACCCCTGGAACCAGGGCGACACCCCCAGCGAAGAGTCATGAGCGACTACGTCTGCACCATCACCCAGGTCACGATCCACCGCCTGGGCGACAACCCTCTGGTCACACCGGAAGCCACGGTTGTCTCGCTCGACGACATGGGCGGCGGCTTCTTCGTCTCCGTCAAGCAGGACTCCCATGGCACCGAGGGCCACGTCCTGCTCGATCCAGAAGAGCTGCCCAAGCTCCAGGAAGCTGCACAGATGCTGCTTCAGCAAAACTCCCTCGGCCAGCCCTCTCCTTGCGGCGCGCTCACACCCGAGGCGCGTGCCCTCTGCCTCGAGGTCTTTGGCCATGAGTAGCCCGCTCGAGATCTACCGCTACTGGCGGGCTATGCAAGATGCGCATATTGTTTATCAAGACACCAAGACGGCCCTATTCATCATTGCCAGGGACAACGCCGGCATGACCAGCCTGGTGGATGCCGATGGCTGCCGATGGAAGGTCAACGTCGGCTACGGACCCTCGCCCATCGTCACGGTGCAGGCCATTGCCCACTTGAGCGATACCAAGGGCGTCCCTGGGGCCGCGTCTGACTGCCCAGACGAGAGCGCCAAATAGACATCACGTAGCAACTCGTTACATTACATACAGCAGCATGCTGGTGAGTGGGTGTCGCTACACGTTTTGAGGTAGACGGCACTCGCTTCTACAGGTCCGGTGACGATCCCAACAAGGCCTACGCCTCGGTCACCGCCATCCTCGGCAAGACAGCATCTGAGCACAGCAAGAAGGCCCTCTACAACTGGGGCCTCAAGAACCCTGGCGGCAAGGAAGCAGCCGCTGCTCGGGGCACTGCCGTCCACTACGCCTGTGAGCGTTACATCCGCGGCCTACCCACCGAGATCCCCGATGAATACCGCCCGTTCTGGGACGGTCTGGCCAAGCATCTCGACAAATACGACTACTTCCTCTGGAGTGAAAAGCCTCTGCGCCCAGAGTGGAAGTTCTGCTCTGGCGACGATGGCATCCACCGCATCTGGTCGCATGAGCATGGCTATGCCGGCTGCCCGGACCTGGTCGGCGTACGCAATGGAGTCACGATCCTGGCTGACTTCAAAACCAGCAACCAGCCGTACTGTCGCTTCTACCCCAAGGACAAGGACCGCAGTAATTTCACCGGCTGGAACAAGTTCAACAAGTGCTCCGTGCAGCTAGCGGCCTACGCCCTGGCCTGCAAGGAAACCCTGGATCTCAAGATCGACTGCGCTCAGATCCTGGTCTCCACGCCTGAGATTGATCAGTCCTTCTACCTGCACGGCGACGACCTGGTGCACTACCGCATCAAGTGGCTGCAGAAGGTCCGCAAGTACTACGAGCTGATCGAACAGGAAAAGCTTGAGCGTGAACAGCAGGAGTCCATGGCTGGCGACTGCAAGATCCTTCAGCCCGCCTGACGGGTTTCCAGGTAGGGAATTCCTAGACTTCGTAGACATGCAGCATTTGGATGCTGTCGACACAAACCAGGCTGCGCGTTGAATTCATCTGCGATCGAATTGCCAAGGGAGCCGCAGTCGAACTCAGCGACATGACCTGGCTGCAGAAGCTGGCTTCCCTGAATCCCACTGTCGACAGCTGGCTGCGCAAGGCACGCCGCTCTGCCATCCAAGGCGACGTCCAGGAGGGCAGCCTCGATGCCTTTTGCCAGGCCCTCGACCTGGGCGAACCGGACCCCAGCGATCACCTGGTTGGACCCCAGGATCCCACCACTCTCGCGAAGTGGTTCAGTAGTAAGCAGAAGTGGTTCCGCGGCCAGGCGGGTTAACGGAAGAGCAGTCCCCCGGCTTCGCTGATCCCAAGATCAGGCACAGTAAAGCCGCCAATCTTCCAACGACCGCCACGCCGACGTGCCGCCTCTGCCCTGAGCAGCTGGGGGTCCGCGCTTGGACCCTGGGCGCCGAAGGCGGCGGGATCTTGATTGCGCTCAACAGCAACCTGACGGCGCGACGGCTTGCTACTGCCACCCAGCTGAGAGACGACCGCTACGGGGTTGGCGGTACGCACAGCTCCAGCGGCAATGGGCAGAGCTTTCGACGCGACCTGAGGTGCCATGCGCTGCAGGGTCCCTGCTCCCAGACCCACTAGAGGGGCTGCAAGGGTCCCAGCCAGGTATTCCTTAGCTACCTGCTCTCCCGCCTTGCGGACGTTTCCAGTCTCAACGGCATTGCGAAATTCCGGGTCAAACAATGGGACGGATCCGGCGATATCTGTCGTGGCAGTAGCCCCGGTTCGGACCGCGCCAGTCAACCGGCTCAAGTCGCGTGCACTTCTGGCCTCAGCCGCTTGATCCAGCACTTGTCGCAGGGCAGCGGGCGATTCCAGGACTCGCGGGGCAATCCGAGCTGGAGGATTCGACAGCGCACCCACCCTGTCCTTGTATGGGAAGAAGCCCTCGTCGGCCCATCCGCGACCCACGTTGACTTGGCCCTGCATGGCCGCATCCGATAGGTCGGCAGCATGAATCATCCCATCGGTCACGCCACGCTGCGGGCGATACTCACCATTGGCTACCGCATCGTCGTAGCCCTTGCGCAAGGCAGTCGCAAAGTCTTCGCCTCTAGTCCTGGCAGTATTGACATCCTCTGGCGACACTTCTCTTGTATTCCGCAGGTCGACAGATGGCATGAACCCTTGCGCAGGGTCGTACCCACCAGCTCCTTGAAAGAAGGTATAGTCACCCTTACTGAATCGATCCTCCGCAACCTTCATCAGCCTGCTGAGATCCGCTTGCTGAGCCGTTATCTTCTGAGCAACGGCTGCATCCCATCCATATTCACCTCCAGCCTCGAAGTCATCCGGTGTCGCTCCCATCCTGACGGCGCGATCTCTGCGCTGATCGAAGTGATTCTTGTCCTCCATCCCCCCGTAGTTCACAAATGAACTCGGCCTAGCGTCACCAGCTTCACCTGACACGCCTTCCCTGTAGCTTGGCGGGCTCCCATGAATTGCTCCGGAACCATAGAGCTTGTCAAAAGCTGCATGGTCGTGAACATTCTGAAGCAGCTCTCCGTAAATAGTGGCCGGAATATTGCCACGGCGATGCCCTGCATCGTGCAACGGAAATGGTGCGTTCTCCAGGGGAGGCTGCACATCGAGGCCGTATGGCTCGACGAACTCACCAGCCAACCCCATGATGTCCACTGAGCGCACGCGACGAGCACGATCTAGCGCTTCTTCCCGACCAGGCACTGCAGGACTTATTGCACTCTGCCTATCTTAAGAAGCCCACTAGAGCCAGGATCTCTAGGCTCACCAGCTCCACTGGCAGCTCCACCAGCCTGGCGTGGTCCTGTCTGTTTTCTCATCGCAGTTATGCCGGCGCTTGAAGTCCTCCCTGCGCTCTTCATCGCCGTGCCCGCCTTCACCGCGAGGGCCATTGCGGTAGTTCTCCATTCTTGGATCACCAAACCTGACGATCTTGTTCTCTCCCTCATCATCCTTGACCAGGACCGCAAACTTCTTGCTGTCGCCCGGGGTGCGCTTGGGCTTGTTGTAGCCCTGGAAGACTTCGCCGGCATACCGGATTGACTCAGCCATCAGACCGCCCCCGCATAGTTTTCCTGCTCCACTTCGGCCCTTGGCTGACTTAATGCAGAAAGTGCATACACCCCACCCAGTGCGGCCAGGGTAGCTAGCTCATACCGCATGGCCATACGTCTACCGCTTTGCGCCTGCGGGACCGGTGCTGCCTCCAGCTCCTCTACTGCCGCTTGCGCGGCGCCCAACGCAGGCAGCGTGGAATACAGCCGCTTAGCGCTCCAGGACCGATTGTCAGCATTCTCCGGCTGAGGGTTCTTAGACCTGACCGCGCCGTAGACCTGACGCTGCGCAGACTGCACGGCAGCCTCATGCTCGATCCCCAGCTGCCTGGCCTTGGCGTAGGCAAGCGAATAGTTGTACCGGCCTGGGTCCAGCGGGTAGTACCAGTCCAGCTCCGCTGCCTCCCCCGTCCAGCCCCAGTCGCCCAGGGGAGCCATCAGCCGTTGCCCTCCTTCTTCGGTACGCAGCTAGGCACCTTCTTGCCGTCCTTCTGCTTGAAGCCGATCGCCTCGTAGCCCTTCCAGCAGGCCTGGGCTAGCTCCTTGCCTTTCTCGCCAGCCATGCGTTGCTTGGCCATTACTGAAGCGCCAGTGCTAGCAGTCTATTTGGCGATTCACCTGGATACTGCATCATCAATGTCGTCAGTCGTTTAATCACATCAGCCTCATAGGCCATCTGCACAGCATCCTGCTCGGCCGGATACAAAGGCTGGTATGGATACACGCTTCCTTCCAGGTGCTCCTGTAGCTCCTCTTTCTCGTCCGCGCTCACTACACCCCACTGACCGCGATAAAGGTCTTCATCGCTCAGGCCTAGATCTTCATTAGCAACCGAATCATCCAAGCCGCCACTGAGATCGCTTCTGAGCAGCCGCAGCACATCATCGTCGCCTGCCATTCGTCGCTTCATCATCGGCCAGCTCCCTGCATTTGCTGCTCGAGTTCCCGGATCTTGCGGTCCTTCGGGCTCTCGATACCTAGCTGCTGAGCAAGCAGTGATCCCGCTGCCAGGCCACCGAGGATGCCCACCTCGTCACCAATCATGCGGCCCAGAGCCCGGCCCACATGCTCACCCGTAATTGGTGGCGCCGGATTCAGCAGAGAGCGGATCGCGTCACTCGGGTTGCGTCCCTTCAGCACAGCCTGCAGACCCTCCAGATCAGAGGGATCAACGTCTTTCTGCAGGCGATCCACAGACGATGCCACGCTCTGGATCAGCTCATCCATACTTCCTGCGGCCTGGCCGGTCAACAGTTTCTCCACCGCCTCGTACTCGGACAGCTTCTTGAGAGCCTGCTCCTTCAGCTCGGGTGGCATCGACTTCATTGCCTCTGCTGCAGCCGCCGCAGTTCGCCCCGTTTTCACGACTGGCAGTAGTTGCGTGAACTGCTCAGCGGACATGCCATAGCGCTTGGCGAACTCCGCAGGGTTGCTCATCGCCTCCCTCGCCAGCTGGGCTGAGGTCTCATTGACCAGCGCCTCCTGCACGGCTGTCTTCATGACGACGCCCTGGTCCCGCAGCCCACCGGCTGTCGTCTCCGACCCCAGGGTCCGAGCCAGGTTCGCCACCATCGAATCCTGCTCCTTGAGTGGACCCTTATGCAGGCGCTTGCCAGCCATGGCACCCAGTCGGCGGCCCGCCATCCCAAGCCCAATGCCGCCTGCAATCGCTGTCGCCGTCTCCAGTGCCGTTTGCCCCAGTGTCTGATCGCTACCCAACTGCGATGCACCGGCCATCAAGCCACCAACAGTTCCCTCCAGTAGCTCCTCTCCCAGCGGGTCGTGCAGGAAGAATCCAATCAGCTGAGATCCGGCCTTACGTTCTGTCATGGTCAGCTATACAGCAAGGGAGCGTTCAGACCGGGAGAAGGAAATGCACGCAGGCGATACTCCTCCAGTTGCGCATCACGCTCCCTCTCGTCGCCCACCACGTCACGGATGACCGGCATATTCGAGTAGTCGCCATCTTGGGCTCCGTCGTAGAGCAGGTCCATGGCGACAGGGCCCAGGCCACCGGGAGCCTCTGCTTTCTGCAGGAAGCCAGGCAGTTCCTGGCCACCATCTGGATTGCGGAGCAGTCGCTGACGCAGCCTCTCTTTCATGACTGGATCATTCGCATTAGGAATCCCCTCGAGATCCCGGCCTGGAATCTTCGGGTAACCCAAATCGAAGCTTGGCGCACGAGCGACCAACTCAGTCATCGTCACCGGGTCGCCATACCCCAAAGCAGTCCCAGCTGTACGCACTGCGCTACCGATGCATTACTCGTAGTCTAAAGATCTTCTCGTTAGCATTTCTCTAGCAGCAGCGCACAACAGCTTGTGCATTGGCTGCCACCTGGGCACCGTGTGTGCTCGTGAGATCCCGAGGTCACCAAGCCCGGGGTCTCATTGCCATGCCAGTGCTGAGAATAATTATCGCTCTCCCATAAACCCCATAAAAAAGGCGGGCCCCACCACAGGACCCGCACTTGATCTTTCGCAAGCAAACCATACCACGCATTCAGCTCACCCGATCGCAGCCCGGTTTGTAAAGGCCTCGATCACTGCCGCCTTCTGGTAGTTGCATGCGATCCCAAAGGCCTCGGCCAGCTCCTCCTCGAATTCGCCCGTGGTCGCCAGCAGCCTCAGTGCCTCATCCGTTAGGCCCAGCCGCTCGCGGAACAGATCGCTCACGCCCGCATCCTTGAGCTCCTCGATCGGCCAGGTATAGAGCGGTGGACTTACTGGCTCTGGCGCCTCCTGTGCCGGCACCGGCTCGTCCACCCAGCGCTCGCCGGCATCCTTCAACGATGCCAGCAAACGAGGCAGGTCCAGCTGACCGGCCTCACTGCGGATCCAGCTCTCCACCTGCCCCACGCTGATCTCCGTGACGTACTTACCCGTCTGGTAGTAGGCGTAGAGGGCATCCAGCGTCACACCCAGCTCCTGGGCCAGGAGCGCCTGGATACCGAGGCCCACGCGTAACGGGGCTATATCGCCCCGCAGGTACTTGGTCAGTGAGCCGATTGTCACCTCGATTTTCGAGCACAGCCCCCGCTGGCTGAGGTGGCCGGCCACCATCGCCTGGTTCAGGCAGCTAATGAAGCGCTCGATTTGCTGTTTCTCGATCGGCGTGTGCGGGACGACTTTGGCCATAACTTCTCCCGTTGTTTCTGCACCATACACATGCGACGCAAGCTGTGCCGCACCCTGGTCAAGTTCGTCACGCTTACGGTACAACGCCAGTCATACCAAGGGATTTAGTCCGGCACACACCCTGCATACCGGCGCTTGGTACCTGCGTGACAAGGCTTGCGTGCAGCGCTAGGGTGCGCGCCACTGCAGTCACACCGCACGCCTGCAGAGCATCCGCATGTCATCCGCCTCACCCATCTGCTTCTCTGTTCACCCCTCGATCCGCAACAAACCTGTCCATTGGCAGAACGACTTCGCCGCCAACTGGCAGTCCCGCGAGGGCTCCCTCCAGGAGCTGCGTGATCACGTCACTACCGGAGGTGCGTTCATCTCGGCAGCGATGAGCTCACAGCACCGCAGTTCTGCTGCATTCCGCCACGCTGATCTAGCTGTTGTGGATGTCGACAACGGCCTCGACCTCGACGCCTTCCGCGCCCACCCCCTGGCAACCCATGCCTGCTTCGTTTACACCACCCACAGCCACCGCGACGACGCCCCTCGCTACCGGGTCATCTTCCGCCTGCCCAAGCGCATGGAGGATCCAGACCTCTACAAGGCCGTCGTCACCATCTTGACTACAGCCCTGGGCGGCGACAAATCCTGCACTGATCCCTGCCGCCTGTTCTATGGCGCTGACAACGCCCAGGTCCCGCTCTGGCAGCCCGATGCCCTGCTGCCGGACTCGATCATCCAGGACGCCAGGACCCAGGCAGAAGTCGCCTCTGCTCGCCACCGCCTAGACGCCTCCCTCTACGACGATCAGACCATCGGCCAGGCCTGCCATGTCCTGGAGCAGGTGCTCACCCCCACGGAAGACGGCGAGCGTGATCGCTTCATCAAGGTGACCGCTGCGGCCTGCTCCGGCGGAGAGGCAGTGTTCCCGGCCTGGCAGAACTGGGCTTCTCGCTGCCATCACACCAGTGGCTACCGCAGTAAGCAGGGCACCGAGCGCTTCTTCTATTCCTTCCGCAACACCCGCTCCAGCCTGCTGACCCTCTTCTACCTGGCCATGCAGGAAGACCCCAGCTGGACCAAGACCTTGCCGGACGAGCTCCGTCAGAGTGCGTTTGCTCCACCTAAGAACCACGGCGCAGTCGGCTACGACCACGAGGACTTCCTCCATGGCGGCCAGGACTCCCCCTACTCCTGGGATACGGGCCTCAGCAATCCCGCTCCGCAATCAGCCGACAGCACCCCTGGGCTCTTTGATGCCGAGCGCCCCTGGGCAGCCATCGCAGCTCCAACCCTTGCGCCACCCGAGCCGCTCGAATCCTCAGATCCAGATGATGACGAGGACCCCTTTGACGACGACAACGATCCCGGCTTCCAGTTCATCGATGACGGCCACGTCCCACCCGAAGACCGTCGCCCCGATCGCCCTATCCCCGACGTTCCTCGCCGCAGGGGGGATGGCAACGTCCCAGAAGACACCGTTCGCGTCATCCGCGACCGCCTCAACGCCCTCTATCCGGGCTTGCGGCGCAACATGATGAATCAGGAGCTCGAGTACGGCCCTCTCGATTCCCCCCGCCTCGTCGACGACATCACCACCGCCTACTGCCGCATCAGCCTCGGCACCGGCACGGTCTACCCCAAGACCACGGTGATCGACATCGCAGGCATCACGGCCTGGGAGAACCGCGTCCATCCCGTGCAGGCTTACCTCACCCACTGCGCCGGCACAGCAGAACCCTGCCCCTACTTCAAGACCCTGGCCAGCGAGCTGCTGGGTCTTAAGGCGGATCCCCTGCTGAACCCATGTTTCACCCGTGGCCCTGAGAAGGGACGCCTGCTGGCGGACGTGGTGCTCGAGCGCTTCCTGGTGGGCGCTGTCGCCCGTGTGCTCTCACCCGGCTGCGCTCATGACTGGATGCCGATCCTGATTGGCTCGCAGAACTGCGGCAAGACCAACTTCTTCCAGTACATCACGCCTCCTTCGCCCTCGGATCCAGGCGTCTACCCCTGGGTCGCCACGATCCAGCAGGGCATCCGCGGCCTCAAGGAAAAACCTCACCTGCTTCATGCCGGCTGGTTTGTCGTCCTGGACGAGACCGAGCGCTACTTCCAGCGGGGCTACGTCGAGGAGCTCAAGAACCTGGTCTCGGTGCCGGTGGATCGCTCTGCCCGCAAGTACGAGAACGAGCGCAACTTCATGCGGGCCTTCGTGCTCTGCGGGGCCACCAACAGCGATGACTTCTTCGTCGACCCCACCGGCAACAGGCGCTTCATGCCGATCGTCGTTGCCGGCAAGGTGCCCAGTCCGGATGATCCCAAAACCCTGATCATCGATCTGGATCGTCTCAAGCAAGACCGTGATGGGATCTGGGCGGCGGCCTACATGGCCTACCAGGACAACCCCGTTCACAACTTCAGTAGCGACGAGCTCAAGCAGATCCAGGAGTACCAGGAGAACTTCCGCGTCGACAACCCGTTCGACACCAGGATCCGCACAGCACTGAGCCTGCGCCATTCGGGCGTCCACCAGGGCCGCAGCTTCGTGGTCCTCAGCGACCTGTACGAGTGGCTCGAGATCCCGATCGATCGCCACAACAGCGTGCGGACTGCCATGACCGACACCCTCAAGAGCCTTGGCTACCAGCAGAAGCGCGTGAGGATTGGGCGCGAGGCACGGCGCATTTGGATGAAGGCCGACGAGGGCATCGCCGCCTAACCAGCCTCCTGAGTCCTCATTGATTAGCCGCTCTTGTTACGGGGCGGCTTTTTTGTGTCTTCCTGCCGGTTCCACTTATTAGTCACTGCTTGGCGTCCCATACTGAGATAGGCAGGTCTTGGATATTTGGCACCTTGCCAGGGGGTGCGTCACACCGAGATCGCCTGCAGGAGAATCGATTTACCAGTTGTGCCGGTAGTGACGCCACTTCCCTATATTCTCTGGGACCAGGAGCTGCCAGGTCACGCCTGTCCCCCTCCCTCCTGTGTTGGCATCCCACTTCTGAGTTCGCTACACTTTGCGTACTGGACAATTTGAAGGGTTTGGTTCCCCAGAAAGAACCCAGAGGTCGCCCCCTATCTATATAAAAGAGAAGCAAAAAGACTGGTACTATCGGAACAGCCCTCCAAATCCATTCCGCTGCAACCGATCTGAGCGTTCCGGTCTCTTTGCCGATCCCCCAAATTCCGCCGGTACGACCGACACAGCACGCAAGACGCCCCAAAAACCCTGTCCTGGACTACGATCTGCACGCCACAGCATGCAGGCATGGACCGCAAGCACCCCATGCAGGACCAGGATCGGCCCATCGTTGACCGCCTTCTGGCTGCCGCACAGCCCACCGACGCCGACATCGCGGACTGCGCTCGGCTCCTGATGCGCTATCTCGGCTACCCAGGCGCCAGGGACATCCAGCACGACCTGGCCCGGTCCCTATCCAATTGGCACATGGATACCGATCAGCTCTACCGCCGAGCCCGGAAGCTCTGGTCCGCCGGCTGGCGCCCCGCCATCGTCGATGACGTCGAGGTCGGCTCTGGCGCAGACGTCGCCGCCGGCTAGCCATGACTCCCGCCGGAGCAGCCATCCCAGGCCCAGGCCCTATGCACCAGCCGCCCAAGCCTCACCAGCTCGCCGGCCTGGTGCTGCAACTACTCGCCCAGGGATGCGGTCTTGCTCTATTGATCACCCTGGTGATTTGGTTCGTACTCGGTTAGCGCTTCTCTAGTTCGCGCAGCCTGAGTTCGTGGTCGCCAATACGGATCTCCAGCTCGTGGATGTCTTTGCTCAGTTCACTGCGCAACATCTGCAATTCATGCAGGATTCCATCCATGCCGCGCTTCATGGAGCCTTGCTCAAAGGCCATCCGCCACAGGGCACCAACTGCCGCAACGCCAATGACGGCACCAACTTCAATCATTGGCGGCAGCGCCTGTGCTTACTCGCAACATCCTAAAAAACTTCGCTAACTGAGTCATCATGTCCAACCCGCCTGAGATGCGTCCGCCCAAGGCGCCTGAGCACTGGGACCAACGCTTCCTTTCGATTGCCCGCAATATCGCTGGCTGGAGCAAAGACCCCAGCACCAAGGTCGGAGCAGTGGCCGTGCGGGAACGGCGCATCCTCGCCTCCGGCTACAACGGCATCCCGATGCACGTCAATGACGACATCAGCCGCCTAAGTAATCGTGAACTGCGCCTGCAGATGACGGTGCATGCCGAGGCCAACCTCATCTGCTACGCCGCCCGGCACGGCGTTTGCCTCAACGGTGCCACCTGTTACGTCTGGCCGCTGATGACTTGCAGTCAGTGCGCCGCCCAACTCATCCAGGCGGGCTTCAACAAGGTCGTCATCCCGAACTTCGTCATGCCCCTGCGCTGGCAAGAGTCGTTCGAGACCGCCAAGCTCATGTTCATCGAGGCCGGCGTCGCCGTGTCGTCGATCCCGATGAGCGGTCCGATCGAGCCAGCCCTTGAGGGATACGCCGACGAGCTGTTCGACCCGTTGACGGTGGGCTAAAACCCTCTACCCTTGGCGCGCACAGTGCAAGACATGGCGCGCAGCTCACTCACGATGAAGTCCTTTCTGGTTGGCTTGCGGATCCTCAACCGCCTCGATGGTCGGGCCGGGCTCGTCATCGGCAAGTCCGAGGCCATCGGCACCCGCTTCTCCCTGGTGCCGGTCGTCATCGAGGGCAGCACCCGCAACGAGCTCTGGCCAGAGCACTGGATTGACGTTCGCCCCACCAAGGAACAGTTCCCCGCACTCGGTGGCCGCTTTCAAGCCGCTGCTGGATACCCACTCCGCATCCAATGAGCAAACCCAAAGCACCCCTGCTGTCTGTCGGTGACCGCGTTCGCGAACGGGAGCGCGTCGCGGATCATGTCGTCACGCCCAACTCGCCCAGCTTCCAGCAGGTGCGCGGCATCCTTGGCCACCGCCGCTACGGCATCGTCGTCGGCGTGGAGATCAAGAAGAGCATTCGCGGCAGCGCCTGCAAGTACATCCACGTTCAATGGGACCATCTCAATACGCCGTCCGTGCACGCGAGCTCGCGCATCGAGAAGGTTGCTGATTGATACATTCAATGCAATAGATGCTCTCCCATGGCGCGCTGGCCGATCCCGCCTGATCTCCACTCGGAAATCATTGGTGGTCCGCTGTGCTTCTTCCATGAGCACAGCATCGGCAGTAAGGACGGCCGTGTCCCCCGCTATATCGACAGCCATGCTTGCGTGCGCTGCATCTCGTCGCTGACCGAAGGGCGCCTCACCCTCGACGTCCACAAGATTCACCGCAAGCACAGACGCCGCTTCCTGGAGTTCTGGTCCTTCGTGGAGATCAACGATCCCGACGACTGCTGGCCCTGGCGGGGTGCCATGCACAGCCGCTCGAACTCCACCATCTTTCGCGTTCCACGCCACTGGCACCGCAGTCATCAGTTCGCCGCGCCGCGCGTGGCCGCTTGGTTCAGCTGGGGAGACGTGGGACGACTACCGATCAAGCACCTGTGCGGAGACAACAGCTGCTGCAATCCCCTGCACCTGCGAGTTCAGGGGGTGCCGCACTACTACCACAACCGCCGGCTGCAATCGATCGATCTTGAGTTCAGCACCCACAAGCTCAATCACGAAACCTCACTCTTCCTCAAGACCACACAGGAGCGTGACCCCAAGCGCTTCTTGAAACTGGAGGCGGCAAATCAGCTCTGGATCGAGTTCCGCATGCGGCAAGACGGACCAGTCACCGCCGAGGAGATCGCCGCCCTGATGACTGACGACGCTGACGACGACCCTGATTTCGACGAGGAAGACTAGAGCATCACGAGCTCTTTATCATGAGAGGTATCGTGATCGCCGCTCGATATGTCTTTCGCACGCCCCAACCGACCTGTTGTTGGGGACAAGTTTGTTCAGCGAGCAATTCGCCGGCAAGAGGAGCGCGGCCAGAAGCATCCTGATGTCACGAAGATCCTTGCCAGGCAGCTCGCCAAGGACCGCGGGCTGAGCGCCAACGTCGTCAATAATTACAACGAGGGCAAGTACCCCACCGGCAAGTACGGCTCCATGGGCGCCTTTGGCGCGTTTGCGGATGCTGGCGAGGACCTCGACAAGAAATACGGGCGTGGCACCAAGGCTGATATCGCTGGCCTACAAGGCGCCAAGCTTGGCCGGGGCGATGTCTACATGGGCGCGACCGAGGTGGGTCCGGCAACCGAGGGCAGTGACTTCACGCGCTACACAGACGGTGTGCTCAACCGCGAGGTCGACAGGACTATTGTGCCCAGCTGGATGGTCCAGCAGAAGCCCCAGTCAGGCAGTGCCGCTGCACCAGCCCAGCAGGTTGCCCCGGCCAGCACACAGCCCAGCCCTGGCCTCACCAAGGCCCGGGAGGCCTACGACCGCGCTAATCAGTACCAGCAAGAGAGCGCCAATGGCGGATCCTTTGCGGGGCGCGTGGTCGCCGATCTCTCGAAGACTGGCTCCGATCTTTACACAGAGATCAATCGAGCGGGCAATGCTGGCGTTCAGGCGTACAACGACCTCGCTATCCCGCAGCTCCAGGCCAATGCGTCCCTGACAGCCCACGAGATCGGTTACGCCGCCCAGAACGCAATCGCCAACCTGCCACTTGATCTCAGAATTCCCGAATACGACGAGATCTTTGGGAAAAAGAATGAACGCAAGATTCGCGAGGGGGGCGTCTTCGGCTTCCTGGGCGACAACCTAAAGCGGGCCTGACAGGGGTTGCGCTCTGCAAGACCTGTCCTTAGGCTGCCTGCAGTCTCTGGCCTCCACCCGTGCAGCCTGCTTTCAAGGTCGAGCGTGTCGCTGCGACGGAGTGCCCGCAGCAACTGGTCTATATCGCGCTGCATAACGACTACTCCGAGGACTTCATCGCCTCGACGGCCCTGCTTGAGGACGCCTGCGGCAAGATCGCTGTAGAGCGTCTCCTCAAGGGCGGCAAGGGGCATTGGGGCCCACTCGAGCACCCGCAACTGACCCTGGCCCTCAAGGCCGATCACAACACCTTGATGCAGCTGCGCACGCACCGCGTCGGCTGCTCCTACGACCTGCAATCCATGCGGTACTCGGGGCAGCGCATCGAGAAGGTTGCAGCCGGAGAAATCCCCATCGAAGACGTCTTCTACGTCCGCCCGCCTGGTAAGTACCGCGACCGGCAAGGCGATCCCTACGAGTGGACTGAGGACGACGTCGAAGAATCCCTGGCCATGTCGCTTTCCTCAGCAATCGACTACGCCCGCCTCCGGGAGCGCGGCGTCTCCGAGGAACATGCCCGTGGTGTGCTGATCACCAACTACTTCCAGAACGCCATCGTCTCGGCCAACCTGCGCGCCTGGCTACACCTGCTCGATGTCCGCCTCAAGAGCGACGCCCAATTCGAGATCCGGTGCCTCATGGATCTTGTCGCCGGTCAAGTGCAGCGCTGGGTACCGGAGATCTATGGCTGGTATTCCGAAAACCGCCGCGGCAAAGCACTCCTCGCTCCCTGACCCATGCCTCGCCCCTCCAAGATCGAGCTCCTGTCGCGCTTCTTCCCCGAGATCAAGGAGAAGGTCAGCAAGTCCGACAAGGAGCAGTCCATTGCCTACAACACGCTGGCCTGCGAGGTTGTCCTTGCTGACCTGCTGCGCCTCTACGACAAAGGCTTCTCCTCCCACGGACCCGGCACTCTCTGCGTCCGCCTTCATAAGGGTGCTGGCGAAAGCAGTTACCTCGCCCTAGCGGACCTGCGCGCCGACCAGGAGCAGGCCCGCGCTGCCGGTGACAGCGGCATCGAGTCTTCCATGAAGGCCATGGTCGACGAGATCGAGCGCATCAATCCAGAGAAGGCGGGTCTGGTTCTAATGGTGGACAACAGCAGCATCCAGCTGTTCCCGATCGATCGCGAGTACCCGGCTCGCTCTGTCCAGGCCCTACTCGAGGAGTTCGCCGCTTGAGCTCGCTCACCATGCAGCAGCGGCCCGCGCCCCTGCCCAGGTCATGAGCGAATTCAGCCGCCTCGATCTTGCCCCACCCCAGGACATCATCCTGCCGGCACGATCCGTACTCGGTGCGATCGACTTCGATCCCTATTCCACCCCGATCATCAACCGGGTGGTCATGGCCTCGCGCATCCACGATCGTGACCTCGAGAGCATCGAGGATGTCCTGGCCTGCGACTGGGATGCCCCTGGTCAAAAGCGAGCCTTTGTGGGCGTTCCCGTCGGCGCCGGTGCCACCCGCCGCCTGCTCAACAAGCTGCTACGCGAGTACCGGGCCGGCCGCATCTCCCATGCCATCGCCTGGATTGGCCACAACGAGTCGATCATCCGCATGCCCTGGCTGTGGGACTTCCCGATCTGTATCCCCTACCGCCGCCTGCGGCCCTCCTACTGGGACGACGAGCTCGAGAAGTTCCGCACCGTCGCCCCGTCTGACTGGTCAGCCGTTCTGTACCTGCCGCCAGCGGACGACTCGTACGGCTTTCATTCCGGCCTCAGCAAGTTTCACGTCGCCTTTTCGCCCATCGGCAGGGTTGTCTTCAACGAAAACAGCGGCGAGGACGACTGGACCGAGGCCTACCAAGTGGCCATGAAGCAGCCCTACGACTTCCGCTGGTGACGTGAAATACCATTTGCCCTGCTCCGAATCTCCGGCTGACGAGTTCCAGACTCCCAGCGGCGAATGGTTCACCACACTCCGTGCCATCGCCTTCGACGGCTGGCTGCTCTGGAAGCACGCGCTGCCAGAGGACCCGTTGCTCTGGCCAGCGATGGACCATGACGTCTTCGTGACGATCGAGGCCCTGGCCCGCCGCGTCCACAGCCTGCACCAGCTTCTGCCGGACTACCGCCGTCTCACGGATACACCCTTTGCGGTCAGTCGCTGGTGGGATCCCACCGACGACACCGGCGAATGGCTGACAGGCGAGCGGGCCCTACTGCGGATCAACGGCTACACCGCCCGAGACGTGGAGCAGGAAATCCCGCCCAGGCTCAAAGGGCAGCTCAAGATCCAGGCCCGCTCGCTCAACTGGCTGGAGATCAGCCTGCCGGAGGGGCCGCACTCGTCGCCGCTGACGCCCTGCTCTGACGAAAACCTTTGAGTTCAGCCAGGTTGGCGCGTCCGCCCAGGTCGCCGGAGCCTTCCGTGCGGAAGATCTCCCGGGCTTCCTTGGTATCGAAGTTGCGTCCTGCCACCACAGCAAGCCCGCCGCCAGCGCTACTCACCCCACCAGTACTGCCGCCGTAGTCCTGACTGGCCCGGTTCTCCTGCCGCGCCCGCGATAGATAGGAGCGCACCAGCCGATCGCTCTGCTCCTGGCTACCACTCTTGGCACGGAGGCCGTTATAGAAGCGGGCTTCTTTGTAGCGACGATCCATGGCGCATGAGCAGACGTGCGAAACGCTTGCCACAGCGCACGCCTCTGTTTACCCTAGGCGAAATTACAAGGGGTCCATGTCAGCGAAGACGCGCTTTGACTTGATCCCCTTTGCCGCCGTGGGCGAGATTGCGGACGTCTTGGCCTATGGCGCCGAGAAGTACAGCGCCAATAACTGGTGTCGCGGCACCGAGTGGGGGCGCTACTTCTCAGCCCTATGCCGCCACATCTTCGCCTGGTGGCGCGGCGAGGACCGAGACCCGGAGACAGGGTTCTCACACCTGGCCCACGCGGGTTGCTGCCTGCTGTTCCTGATGGAATACCAGCGCAACGCCTGGGGCACCGACGACCGCTTCTCCGGCCCCGATGGTCAGTCCTTCACGAAGTACGACGGCCGGGGCAGCTCGACGCCAATCCGCCTGCAGCATCCCGCCCAGCAAGGCAATGCTCCAGGGCAGAGCGCCTGCTGGGTGGGCAGCGATGGCCTGCAGCAATGTGCAACTACAGGCCCATCGATTTACGACGACGATGACGGCCTGGACTAGCCGACGCCGAACTCCTGGTTGATGCGGTTGATCCGATCCGTCAGGGAGTTCAGCTGGGCGTTGATCGCGGTATTCAGCTCGGCGGTGGCACCCGCGCCCCTGCTGCCACCAAAGACGGCCTGCGCACGAGCCTGCTGCACCGTGGCCGCCTGGCGCTGCGCCTCGATCTGAGCGACCTGCGCAAAGGCCCGCTCCACCTCAGCCCTCGAGATCATCGTCGGCACCTGTTCCTTGAGCTCGTTGACCTGGCTGACCAGCTCGCTGATCTGCCCGCCGACGGCCTTGACCTGGTACGAGAGCCGGCGCCGACCCGCACTCAGGACAATGGCTTGCCCGGAGGCCATGCCAATCAACATGGCGGCTGCACCGGTAATGACGTAGCTGATCACGAGATCCTCAGGCGAATGGTTTTAGCGGCATCCAGCAGGCTGGCTGGCAGGAGCTCGCGTTTCTGCACGACACCAACGACGGCATCCAGTAACTGGGCCTCGGTGGAGCTGGGGCCAAGGCGCATCTTGAGCCCCTCACTGGTCTTACCAGCAGCGGAACTGGGTTGATACCGGCGCTCCAGTTCGCGGACGGCTTGCGTGACTTCCTTCCGGCTCAAGGACCCGTCAGCCAGGACGCCCGTAACAAGCTCCATGGCGAAGCGAACCTCGCCGCTGCTGTAGCCCTTCATGTGCTCGTTCAGCAGGGGATCGATCACCGCGAAGGCCCTGCGGATCACCGGTAAGAACCGACGCAGCTTGAGGTAAGTCAGCAGGGCATTGACGCCAATCGGCAGGGCAATCACGCCCGCCCCGATCAACGCTGGCTCTGCGATGGCTAAGAAGCTAGCCATGGCACACATCATGCACGACACCGGTAATGTATCCGGTGTGGCTAGCCGCGGCCCCGTATGCTGCTCGTGATCTCATCGACCAGCGCGCTCCATCGCTTGTATGGCGCCATCGAGCCAGAGCCGCGGGGGGCAGGGGCTAGGAAGTCCACCGAGGCAATTGTTCCGTCGGCTGAACGAACATTGCCAGTGCCGCCCTGTGTCGCCAATTGCTGCCCCGGGCGCACGTATTGTCCGTTCCCTACTTCAATACTCCCGTCGGCCAGATGCCCGTACAGCACATCAAGCGGGTCTCCAGTTTTCGGGTCCCTTGATTCGACAACTACATAGTTGCCGTAGCCGTTCTCTCGGCCGATCTCCTTTACTCTTCCAGGCAGGAGAGCCGGGAACCGCTTGTCTTCAAAGAAGAGGTCGAAGCCTGGTTGACCTCCTGCCGTCTCTTTGACGATCGAGCTGATATTCCGGCCGTCAAGGGCGACGGGACTCTGCACGCCCGCACTGTCGGCAGCGGGTGGCACAGGCTGGGGGCTAGCGGTGTCTACAGCCCTGGCGACCGGTGCAGCCCCAGGCAGCAAGGCGGTCACGGCAGCAACCTGAGCCTCCAGGCCAGGCGAAGCACCAAGGGCTGCCATCCGCCCGGGTTCACGGGGCTGCGCTTGTGCCGCCTCCAGACTGCCTTGCACGAGGGCGGCGGCCACGGCTGCCAGGGGGTCGCCGGAGCGGCGCTCCCTTGGGCCTGCGCTGCCACTCGGGCTCAAGCCCAGCGAGTCGGATTCTTGTGTCAACAAGGCGGGCGCTGGCGAGGGCTCAGGGCTGCCGCCAAACACCGGATCAAACTTCTTGGAGAACTGCTTGTAGAGATCACCACCGGGCAGCATGCGCTTGGCGGCGGTGTCCGAATTGGTCCCGAAACTATCGGTACCGGACTGCCCTGGATTGCCGACCAGGACCGTCCTGTAAAGCTCGGTCAGCCCATGCTTGCCGCGCTGGAAGCCTCGCTGCTTGAAGTATTTCTCGACGTACGGCAACTGGCCGGCAATCGTCATCGGCCCCTGGGGCAGCCCCACCTCCTTGCGGGCTCCAGGACCAAACTGAATCAAGCCTAGATATTGACCGCCTGCACCACCCCAGATATTGGGATCGGTCCCAGACTCCAGCTCAAACAGGGCACCCAGTCCTCTAGGGTCTACACCAAGTCGCTGGGCAAGCGATGCAATCGCCGTAGCATCTCCCCTTGCCAGTACCATTACAGATCCGAATCATCGTCAGGAGTCAGGACGATTTCGTCCATGTCCAACTCCATTGTGGCAGTTTCCCACATCTCACGTAGATAATCATTCGCTTCCTCTTCCGTGGGCGCGTAGCCCATCAGTTCTTCAAACTCTTCGCGCGTCTCAGGCTGCTGCCATGGATGTCTCTCCTCTAGGAAGAACATGAACCCAGCTTCCCGGCTGTTCGCAATGAAGGTCTGCTTGAGCTTGAATCGCGCCTCCCAGGAAGTGCACAAAGCTTCGACGAGTTCGTCCTTGCTCATGGCCTTGGCCTCGATCTCGACCCGGCGCAGCAGATACTTCTGCTCCGAGGTCAGCTCCATGTCCTCCATGGCCTTCTCCGTGACGGAACCAGGTTTCAGCTGCGGAAGCGGCGAATGAGGGCTGCAGCCATGCCTCTATTTTCGCGGCTCGGCGCTCACAATAGAAATCTTGTTGAACGTACCAGGCGCGCCAGTCCCTGGCACTACCTTTGGCCGCGTTACAACCCCGGCAGGCGGCGACCAAGTTGGAACGCAAGCTGCTCCCACCGAAGGCCCTGGGCTTGACGTGATCCAGGGTCATCGTCAGCGGCCGGCCGTCCTGGCCGCAGCTATGCCCGCAGTAGGCACAGCCGCCCCATTCGTCCTTGATGGCCTGGCGGAAGCGCCGCCTTGCCCCACTGGGCGATAGATCGATGAGGCTGAACACATAGTCATCCCAGTGTTCTGGCGTCATCCGCCGTCTTCGGTTGAGGCAACCCTAGGCAGCACCCACAGTGCGCAAAATGAGTGCCGCCTCGAACCTTTCTAGGATGGCGGCTTGCAAACCGCCCGCCTCGGCGTACAGTGGCGGCACGTTGCCCAGGGGCCATGACTGCACGCGAAGCCCTGCGGCGTATTGCTGCTCGCGCCTTAGCGCAGCCGGACTTCGACCGTGGCGGAGTTCCCGAGGTAGACGACCTCGTCAACGAACTCCAGCACGAGCGCCCGGAGTTCTTCATCCGTGCTGGCCTCCAGCACGCCGGGGCGCGCCAGGATCGCCGCGAGGCTGTCCCAGCGGGGCGCTAAGGCCGCCGTAACCATCGGTGCCTGGCGCTCCAGGGCCTCAATGGCCGCCTCCAGGTTTGGCACCCCCTGCTCGCGCAGGGCGAGTAACTGTGCCAGGCGCTCCTGCCGCTCTAGCTCCTGCGGTGTGACCCCCGGCTCCGGGGTAGCTGCTAGCCGTGCCATCGGTTCCACCTGCTGGCGCAGGGCGTCAAGTATCTGCTTGCGCAACTTGGCTTCCGCGATGCCGCGGCCCCACCAGTCGCATTGCATCGTGCAGCACTTCAGCCGCGGCTTCCCGTGTGCCATCACGTAATAGAGAGAGCGCTGGCAAGACTGGCAACGCACGACCCCGGACAACAGCCTTGGCTGCCGAGGGGCCCGGCATCCCTTGAGACGGCGCCCTTCCAGCAGTGCGGCCACGCGGCTGTACTGCGTCGTCGTGATCAAGGCCTCTGGCGGCTCCAACTGCCCTGGCACCTGGCCGCGCAGGATGGGATTGATGGCCCAGCGGCGCAGGCCTTGGATGCTCCAGTCGTAGCCGAACTGCCGAATGGTGCGGCCGAAGTTGAACTCGGACTCCTCTAGCCGCGTCCACAACAGCTGCGCCTGCGGAAAGTCCACCGGATCGCACACCACGTACCGGCCGTCGTAGCGGTAGCCAAACGGAACCCGCCCGGAGGCGTAGTGCCCGGCGGCGCGGCGGCGCTGGATGCCGTTCTTGATGTTGATGCTCTTGATCAGGCTGTCGACTTCGTTGACGGCGGCCATGACACTTGACATCAACAGCCCCGCCGGATCCGCTACGTCGCCGGCACTGCCATCGAGGAACTGGACCTCCACCCCCTTGCGAGCACAGATCCGCAGAAAGGTCAGCACGTCCTCCCGCCGCGACAGCCGCGACTGGCTGATGGCGACGACCTTCGTGACAGCGCCCTGGGCCACAAGTCCCTGCAGCTCTTCCCAGCCCGGGCGGCGGCTGCTCTCCTTGAAGGCTGAGCCCTGCTCCCGGATCACCCGCTGGCAGCCCGCATCCAGAAGCTGCTGCACTTGAGCCTCGACCGACACCTTTTGCTCATCGGAGACGGTCGAAACCCTGGCGTAGCCGACGATCACAGCCCTGACCCTGATGTAGTCAATAGAGTAACTTCTTCGAAGGGTAGTTGCTCTATTGACTACAGGGGATCTGGTCGCCTCTCCTGTAAGCCTGCCTCGAGTACAGGGCGCAGTCGCTCCGGCAAAGGGTAGTGGCGCAGTAGGGCCCGCGCCTCCTTCCTGACCTCCCCAGGGACCCGCTTGGTCGCATGAGGGTCGCTCAGCCGCAAGAGAAAGTCCCGCGTCGCCACCACCGCAGCGACTTGCTGCAGGGGGCTGCTGATCGGGACGTTCAAGCGGTAGCGTTCGCTCACGCGGCTGCAGCCACTCCGGCCACCGATCCGACCAGCGCATCGGCGATGCCCCTGATCTCGGTCTCATGCCACCCGACGACCAGAGAGGCCAGCACCGTCTCACCCACCAGGTAGCAGTAGTCCTGGAAGAGGCCGGTGTAGGTGTTCGCCAGAGGGTGCTCGGGGTTGTCCCGTTCGTCGGCGTAGTACAGGAACTCGAGGAAGTCGGCTCGGTTCTGGTCCTGGCGGATATGGCCAGCGGGGGCAGCCTCTCGGGCTACGTAAGCTTCAGTCAACAGACTGCAAGACATGGCATCGCCAAGGTAGCGACTACCGCCCGCCTGTGTCATCGCCTAACAGCGAGAGACCTGCCGGGCAGGCGTCGTTCTCGGGGCCCTTGCGCAAGCCGAGGGTTATCCCAGAGGGGCTCAGGGCCGATGACGCAAAGAATCTTGATCAGATGTCGCCAAACGGTGCAGTAGGTGGCGTGAAGTTATCGGTATAGCGGGCTATGCCTTTGGTGATGCGGAGGTCGTCGATGTAGCCGTTCCACTGGTCGCGTAAAGTATTGATAGCGGCGCCAACTGTGACTGTATCGCGTGTCCAGTCTGTGCTATTTGTCGCTGATGCCACGGACGATCCATTGATATACAGGGTTAATGTCGTCCCGTTTCTCACCGCACAGACATGTTGCCATTGGTTATTAACAAGAGTTCCTCCGATGATATTCGCGGCGCCTTGTGCGTAGACTTGCAATTGTGTATTGTTAGCCGCTCCAAAGAAAAATCCTGATGCGTCAGACGGCGAGGTTCTACAATCGACAATCGTTTGTGAAACACTGAGTGCCGTTGGATAGACCCACGCTTCAATTGTAAAGTTACCGCTTCTTAATGCAAGCGAACTTGAGCCGGGCATGGTCAGATAATCACCATTCCCATCAAACGCGATACTGCCCCCACCAAACTTGCTCTGCGCGGTGCTGATCTGAGCGTTACCGACGGTCTCTAGGTTGTTCTTAGCTGCGCTATCGACGATGCCGGCGTTCGTAAACGACAGCAAACGACTAGTTCCAGTGATAGCAGTGCTTGGCGTCGTTGGAGGCGTGAAGTTGCCGCTGTACAAGGCGGACGTTACGATACGCAAATCGGAGATGTATCCCTTTGGGAAGCGACTGTTACTTGGAGCGCCGCCTCCAAAAGAGAACCAGCCACCAACGTATAAGCTCCTCGCTGCGTGATTTAAACCAGTGTTGCTAGACAGCGTGCCGCTAATGCCTACGCCATTGACAAAGAAGCGTATAGTGGCTCCGTCCCTGACTAATGCGATGTGGTTCCACTTCTGTAGAGGGTCAATGGTGGCTGTTAGTTGAGTATTTGGAGGGCTACTTGTTGTTCCACCGCCAGTTGCAACAGCGGCAAAGATTGTTGTCGAAGAGGCGATATGAATTGAAATGCCAACATCAAAATTGTTGTACCAGCCAAAATTACTCAGAAGTGGTATCACTGCTGCGGTTACAGTGCCGCTTGCAGTGGAAAAGCTGTCAAGGTAATACCAAAAGCTAATCGTAAAGTTATCGGTTGCACCAATGGGAGTGCCAATGTTCAGGCGTGATGCGGTATTGCTGCCGTCAAAGTAGCTGCTACCTCCAGCCTTCCCATAGGGACTAAACGATCCTTGCGTAGGGTTGCCTTCACGCGTGATCGTAAAGTTATTGGTGCTGCTATCTAGGAACGTGTTGTTCTGAGCGCCTTCCGCCCCATCGCCATGCAGTAGTAGGCTTACGTTGGCGATGTAGGGGTCCACGGGGACCTTGTTTTGCGGTGTGATAAGCCAGCTCATGGTACGCGAGGAGAACGGGACGCAGCGGAGTGCCTAGAGTTCATACCGCTCTTGTACAAGCCTGAAATTCTGCTGCACCTCTGCATTTGTCAGGGCGCGGTCGTAAACGCGCGCCAATGCGATCTCTGCGCCAAAGAGCTGAGCGGCGCCAAGGGACTGGTCCCATCGCCGATTGATACGAATTGGCAGGGAGCCAAAATCGTTAAAGACCGCAGTGAATGCAAAGGAGCTCGTGAATCGCCCATTCGTGAATTGTTTCACCGTGGTGCCATCGTAGGTCCCAGTAATGTGAACCCATTGATTCAGTGCGTATTCGACGCCATCGGTGCCCTTCCAGCCACCGGTACCCCAGGAATCAAGGAATCCAATGCAAATGTTGCGATTGCCGGGTGCCTTGAGTTGCCCCATGCAGAAGTTGATTTCGCCAGCACCATTGGCCTCTCGGGTGATAATCGCCGCAATCTTCCCGGATGACGTGTAGTTAGTCGTGAAGCGTACTAGGGCCTCCAGCGTCCATTGCCTGAGAGTACCTATGTACGGGGCAGTTCCATATTGATTACTGCTATCTAGGAACTTAACATGCTTACGCTTGTCGCTGGGATAGGTTGGTGAACCGAAAAGCGTCGCGTGACGGTTATTACCGCTCAAGTCATTCCAGGTTGATCCGCCCCCTCGATATGATTCGCGTTGACTTGCATCGAGGCTGAGGACCCGGCCTTGTATGACGGCGCCCTGGTCGGTATCAGCGCTTGTATAGCGCCGATCCGGTAGCGCGCGGACAGGTGGCGTGAACGGGCCCGCATAGCGAGCGATATTCTTAGTGATCCGCAGGTCGTCGATCCAGCCAGAAAAAGGGTGGATAAAACTAAAGTCCCTCCATGCGCCAATTACATTAAAGCTGCCCGCCGCTGCGAGAGACGCAGTAGGTCCTATGGCGGTACTTACGTAAACGGAGACCCCGTTCAGATACAGCTCAAACGTTCCGCCTCGCCTTACGCAGGCAAAATGAGTCCACGTAGATCCAGGAACCGAGGATACAGTCCCGGAATCGATACTGGCTCCAGTTGCATTGGCGACCAGTTGGACTCCGCCTGATTGCAACCTGATTCGGAGTGAGATTGCGCCAGCGTTGCCGCCCCTAAGGGAAACAAAAGTATTGAGTCCGGTACTCAGAGGATAGATCCATGCCTCTATCGTGAAGTCACCAATGAGGTTAAGGACCGAGTCTTCTGGCACCATCAGGTAGTCGTCTGACCCATCAAAATACAAAGCCCCGGCGCCATATCGCTTCTGCGCGGTGCTGACCTGTACATTGCCCACTGCCTGAAGGTTTGTGTTGCCACTGGCGTTGACAATGCCACCGTTAGTAAAGCTGAGAAGTATGCTGGTATTCGCGATTGCGGCTAGTGGCGCTGTGGGTAGCGTGAAATTGGCCGTATACACGGCGGTCCCTTTTACGACCCTGAAGTCTGAGATGTAACCATTGATATACTCCGCTATTGAGTATCTGGATCCAACATAAGAGATTGTTGATGAGACCGTATAGTTTGTGCTATCCGCGGCGGTAGCTACCTGCGTGCCATCGATGAAGAGCCGGCCTGTCGTGCCGCTTCTGCTATAGGCAACATGGCGCCATTGGCCTGCGACCAATGCCCCGCCTGATATTGAGGCTGAGCCCGTGTACCACTCCAGTCCATTGAATGCGTTTCTAAAGAATGCCCAGTTCCCGGTCTGACCAGAGTTTCTGTTATCGAATATGTAAACCGAGGTGCTGCCCGCATTAGAAAAGTTGACCCAGGCCTCGACGGTAAAGTCGCCGGTCCCAAAGGCAGTCGCCAGCCCCGCGGGGAGCGTCAGGTAGTCTCCATCCCCGTCAAAATAGCCGCTGCCTCCACTCGGACTGGCGACATAGGGCGCACTCTTCGAGAAGGGGCTATACGATCCCTGGACTACCCCGCCGTTTCGGGTGATCGCCAGATTATTATTACTGCTATCAACAAAACTAGTTCCATCGGGTCCATCGGCATTGACCAGAAGTGAAACGTCGTCATAGTAAGGGTCGAGTTCAACGAAGCCCTGCGAGAGAGTCAGCTTGCTTGGATCGTATGCGGGGCTCATGACCTAGTCCTGATGTCGTTCTGGGGTCGGCACTTGACTGCTACCGGCTAGCCGTGTCAGGCAGCCGTGTCAGTGGAGGGAAGAATGGGACCGTGTATCTTGCGAATCCCTTCGTGATCCTCAGGTCCTCAATGTACCCGTTCATGTAGTTCTGAGTAGGAACGGAACCACTGCCAGATCTATCCCAGGCGCCCAGGAATAAGTCCCACGTACTCGTGAAGTCTATGGAGGAGAATGCGGATGCTCCTAGTGCTCCGTCTATGAAGCCACGAATTCTATTTCCCTGGCGTGTAACTGCACAGTGGTGCCAGCGATTTACTTGGTAAGTACCGAGATTAACGGCAACATCTCCTGAACCCGTGAGCGAAGTAAACCTGACAATGTTGCCTGTTTCATGCACGAAACCCCATGAGCCCACGCCACTGGTGTCCAGCCTGCGGCGCACGAGCATGCCGCCGCCCGTAGCCACCATATGGAGCCAGAACTCGATAGTGAAGTCTCCAGGCAAGTCGAAGGCCGTAGAAGAGGCGTATCCCAGGTAGTCGCCACTTCCATCAAACCTAATTGAAGACTTCCCAAACTGACTTTGTGCTGTACTGATGGATGTATTCCCGCCGACGTAAAGCGGCGTTCGCGCCGAGGGACTCGAGTCCACGAAGACCGTGCTGCCATTGCTGCCATCTCCATGCAGCAAAATTGGCACGCTGCTATAGAGCGGATCAGTTGCCAGGTAACCCGAGGGCAGCAGCAACGTCATTCACAGCTCCTGATCAGCGTCGATGTCCACCACTGCGGCGGAAGGAGCATCGGCGCTGGGCTGATCGGGAGCGGGTTCTACGGGAGGGGTGAAGGGGCTGCCGTCGGCGTTAAACAGAGGATTTGTCGGACCAACGTAATACGGGCCGACGTTCAGGTCTTGGCAAGTCTTAGTGGCCAGGGCAATAGCCGAGCCCTGTACCACCTGCTCTGGCGTTGTGTTTTCTAGGGCTGCGCTGGCAACCACCCCTGGGACGAGATCATCAGGGATCGAGATAACGAAATCCATGGGATCCAGAAGCGTTAGGTGGCGATGAGGCCCAAGCTGCGCAGCCTGCCAAGGGCTGCCTCTAATTTAGCCTCAATCTCTACGCAGTACTCCAGGAGTTCGGCTGTTGTTGGAGTCGCAGCATTGGCGACCGTCACTGAACCGTTGGCCGTCGGCAGCGTCCCCGTTGTGGCCGTCACCGTTAGATCCGTCACGGCTGCTGGCTGGACGACTGGCGTTGCGTTGAAGAACCCAAGCCTTTGCGTCGTCGCTGTTCCGATCCGCGTTCCAGTAGTCGTGCCGGTACTGATGTTGAAGCCATCGGCAATATCGACTCCCCGGCAGGTCGCTAAGCCAGCGGACGATACGCTGAAGCGGGTCGAGCCATTGAGCTGCAGATCAATCAGCCGCCCAGTGAAGGCCGCTGTCGCGTTAACTCCAATGCCTGTGCCGGTAGTGGACCAGCCCGTACTGGTCGTGCCGGCCGGCTCAACCAGTAGATGCGGCTTGGTTGTCGTGGCCGTACCACCGGTGAACCAAACTCCGCTCAGCGTCGCCAACGGAGCGGATGCCACGCTGTTGGAGCCCAGGTCAATCAACCCTGATGAATTGACGACGCTGTTTGCAATGCCAGCGTACGATCCCAGGTTGTTGTAAATAACCTGGCCTGGGTTGCCGGCCAGTACCGTCAGTACCCCGTTGGCATCCGGAAGTGACAGAGTGCGATTAGCGGTGGCCGGGATGCATTGCAGCGTTGTCGTGAACGCAGCTCCGCCGTCCAGCGAGAGGTCCCCTTTCTTGACGCTAATTGCACCGTCTTCAACACTGAAGTCCCCTTCAGCGACGTTGACGCCGCCACGAAAGTCGGTAGGGCCCGACCCGGGCCAGCCGTATGTCCGCTGGGTCATGCCAAGTCGCCTCCAAGCGCAATGACGTTTGTGCTTTGCGCGATGCTCGTTGTGACGCCAAGGCGCTGAGTGGAGCTTGCCAGTAAAAGGTTGGTATAGGTCGTCCTGGCGCGGAACGTAGCGGTCGTGTTGGCGCTAGTTACCGGGGTGACGCTGATTGTGTCGAACAGCCGCCAGGTCGTCCCGCTGTCGACGCTCAAGAAGATGTTGACATTGGCCGCTGCCGTCGTAGCCGCGCCTTTGGCAACGATCTCCAGGACTCGCGTGCCGCCAGTCGCGCCCTGGATCAGAGCGGTCACCGTGCCAGTGCCGTCAATAGCGGTGTTGGCCGTCGAAATGTTCACCACCTCGATACGAGGGGTCTTGACGAATTCAGGTGTGGAAGCCATGGATCAAACGCAGAATGCGTACAAGTAAAGCGATCCGGCAGATGGACCGCTCCCGGATGCGGTGATCTTGGTTCCACTAATCGTAAGACCAGCTCCGGGTTCTAGATGAGTTAGTTTCCCGGCGCTGTCATCCCAGAAGAGCAGTCGGTCAACACCCGGATCATCTGCTTCAACCTCTCCATTGACGTAGCTCAGGACGTCTGCAGCTGTTACCCCGATGCTGACCGGGGCAGCCCAACTTCCGTCTGCCCGCAAATAGTTGCCAGTGCCACCACCACTCAGTGGGGCAAGACCTGCTTCCGTGCTATTGAACAGGGGCAGCGTGACATCGGCGCCGGTGCTACTAGCCAGCAAGCGGGTGCCTGCGGTGTAGCTCAGGTCTGTCGGGACGTTAACATCCGCTCCTGCGGCAATCCCATCGAGCTTGCTCTTGTCCGAGGCGGACATCGAGCCAGCAGCGGACGTCGTGGCTGTGCTGATACTGATGGCCGGTGTGACGCCGCCACTCGAGACAATGGGCGCCGTACCCGTGACACTGGTGACCGGTGCGGTGCCATTCGCGGCGGCAGTCAGCCTGCCCTTGCTATCGACGGTCAGCGAGGCGTTGGTGTAGCTGCCAGCAGTGACTGCTGTATTGGCAAGCGTTGCAGCGAAGGAGCCAGTGCCGCCCCCTGTCACGTCACCGGTCAGGGTGATCGTCTGGTCGCCTGTATTGGTGCCGCTGGACGTACCGCTGAACGTGCCGCTCTGAGTGGCGAGGTTGCCCAGGCCCAGCGTTGTTCTCTGCGCGGCCGCATCAGCGTCGTCCAGCAGAGCGCGCCCTGCAGCCGTGCAGGTGATTTCCTGTACAGCGCCACTGCCGGCACTCGAGCGTCCCAGCAGCTTGTCAGTGCCCGAGACGTTCTGGATCTTGGCGTAGCTAACAGCGCCGTTATCAATGGTCCAGGTCGCACCAGATGCGCTGACCGTGATGTCGCCCTTGTCGCCGTCCGTGAGAGACGTGCCGCTACCCGTGGCAGAGAGCGTGCCCCCAGACAAGGCGAGCCCAGAGCCGATCGAAATCTCTTCTGCATCACCAGCGCCTGCACTACTGCGTCCGATCAGGCGCGCCGAGGTGACGTTCTGCAGCTTGGCGTACGTAACAACATCGTTGTCGATGGTCCAGGTCGCACCCGAGCCGCTGACTGTGATGTCGCCCTTGTCACCATCGACGACCGCAGGACCTACCCCGCTGCTCGCGGATGTGACTCGCCCCTTGGCGTCGACCGTGATCGACGCGTTGCTGTAGGTGCCGGGCGTGACGGCAGTGTTAGCAAGGGTCAGCGCGATCGAGGTAGAGCCAGTACCGCTGGCATCCCCTGAGACCGTGATCGACTGGTTACCTGTCAGGTAGGTACTGGTATCAAGCGTCCACGTATCTGCTGCCGTTTTCCTGAGGAAGCCGCTAGTGCCGGCAAGGACAGCGATAGCTGTGAGGTCAGCATCGAGTGGTTGAGCGGCAGACCATGTGCCATCGGCACGCAGGAAGTTGGTGGTTCCGCCGCCGGAACTCCCAACCAAGCCAGCGGCCGTGCTGCTGAACAGGGGCAGGGTGACATCCGCGCCCGTGCTGCTCTCCAGTAAGCGCGTGGCCGCTGTGTAGCTGAGGTCGGTGGCGACGTTGACTTGAGCTCCGGCGGCGATTCCGTCCAGCTTGGTTTTGTCGGCCGCTGACATGGAGCCAGCAGCGGAGGTTGTAGCCGCGCTGATGCTGATGGCAGGAGTCGTGCCACCGCTCGAAACAATGGGGGCCGTACCCGAGACCGTGGTGACTGGCGCCGTCCCGCTGCTCGCAGTGGTAATACGGCCTTTGCTGTCTACCGTCAGAGAAGCGTTGGTGTAGCTCCCGGGCGTGACAGCAGTGTTGGCAAGTGTCAACGAGATCGATGTGGCCCCACTGCCACTGGCATCCCCAGAGACCGTGATCGACTGGTTACCCGTCAGATACGTGCTGGTATCCAGGCTCCAGGTATTGGCTGCTGTCTTCTTTAGGAAGCCAGTGGTGCCTGCCAGGCCGGCGATGGCCGTGAGGTCGCCGTCGAGGGGCTGGGCATCAGTAATCCCGTAGCCAGCCAGGGTTGTCGGGTTGCTGCCACCCGTGACCCGACCGTAGGTATCGACAGTGACTGCCTGATACGTACCGGCGGTGACGATGCTCGAGGCCAGGTCGATGCTGTCGGCATTAACGACAATGCGCCCGGCAGTGCCCACCGCATTGATGGTGTTACCTGTCTTGGTGAGGCCGTCTCCAGCCGTGATCTGACCGGCGCCGGAAAACTGGGTGAACGCCAGCGCCGTCGTGCCGATCGTGATGGTTCCGTCTGTGACCAGCACCCAACCGCTGTCGCCATTGGCGGTGCCTTCTTCGACAAAGGTGAACGCCCCTTCGACGACGTCAGCGCCCGCATCGAAGTCACTGGCGCGGCTCCATGCCCCGCTGGCTGCGACGTAGATACCATTCGCGCTACCAGTCGACTGGTCTTTCACCAGAACGCGATCGCCCGCAGCGACAGTCACCCCGTCGATGGTCTGCAAGCCCGACAGCGTGATGTTGGCTGTCGTGGCAGTGCGGCAGGACTGCTTAATGCTGAGGCCTTGCTTGGCTGCATCGACAGCCGTCGCCACAAACGCCGTCGTCGCGATCTGAGTGGTGTTCGTGCCAGCCCCTGCTGTAGGCGCACTCGGCGTTCCAGTCAGCGCTGGGGATGCCAGGGGAGCCTTGAGATTCAGCGCTGTTTGCGTCGCCGTGCTGACTGGCTTGGCGGCGTCACTGGTGTTGTCGACATTCCCCAGACCCAGGGTCGTTCGCTGTGCCGTCGCATCGGCGTCATCCAGCAAGGCGCGTCCGGCAGCGCTGCAGGCGATCTCTTCGACGTCGCCGGCACCAGCACTGGAGCGGCCCAGCAGCCTGTCGGTGGCGGTGACGTTCTGGATCTTGGCGTAGGTGACCGCATCGTTGTCGATCTGGCTCGTGATCACCGACGGCAGCTGCGCGCGCGGAGCCAGGCCACTGCCATCAAGCCTCAGCAGGCCATTGGCTGTATTCAGGCTCAGCTCAATGTTCCGTACGAAGGTCTTGTTCCCCGTGCCATCCGTCGCTACGGCACCCGACAGCGTCAGTGGCTGGCCGGCGGTCCCTGTGACGTTGGTGACATAGCGAGAGCCGACGTATTCCTTAACAGCAAACTGCGTCGGCGCCGTATTGCCATCTGCGACCCCGGTGCTTGCAATCAGATCGGCATTATTGCTGACTTCTTGCAGCTGAACACCTACGGTCGAAAACCCTCCATTCCTCGAGAATGGTCCAACCGCATTCAGTCCGCTGAGGTTGAACTGGTTGGTATTGATCGTGACCGCGCCAGTGGTGCCATCGACCGTGAACTGAGAGCCAACAGCGAAGTTGCCTAGCTCGTCGGTATTCGATGAGTAGACCTTTCCGTTCTTGGTCTCAACAATCCGGTTGGCGGGAATGGGGACGCCTCCATTGAACGGCAATGCGTCGTAGTTCGTGCCTGAACCTACGTACTCAAAGGTATGGCTCGGGGCGCTGATCTGCGAACGGCTGCGGAAATCAAGAACCTGGTCAGCGGCCAAGCTATTGGACAGACCACCATTCGTGCCCGAATAGAACAGAACCCTATAGCCAGCCTTGGTGGGTGCGTCATTGGCGACAGGCACACCACTGGCGTTGATCGGTACGCTGCTGGTGACGATATAAGCGCTTGTTGGGCAGATGAATTCCAGACCCTCGACGGTGATGCTTCCGCTGCTGGCCGGAACTGCAGACTTGGTGGTGACCGTGACCAGGCCCGTCGTCTTGTTGTAGACGGCATTGGCGACACCCAGGTCCGTCACACCGTTCACTTTGACGGTGCCGCCCTCGGCGTACTCGTGATCAGGACCGGACGGAGAGGCTGCCTCCAGGTAGGTCAGCGTGTATGTGCCAGTCCGCGTGTACGTGAAGACCTTCGCCTGCGCCGCGCCCGTCGTGGAATTCCTCGGGAACACCAGGCGGGGGAACATCAGCTGCCCCGCAGTGGGACGGCTGACGCTGTTGCAGATGAAGACAAGCCCAGTCAGGGACACTGTCGCTCCAACCGTTGGCGTGTAGCCGCTGGCCGTCAGTGTCGCAACACCGGTCGTGTTGTTATAGGTTGCGCTCGTGATGGCGTAAGTCGACGCACCTACAGTCAGCGTGCCGCCACCGCGATAGGTGTGCAGAATCGTGCTCGTGCCGAGAGTGACAGTGAACGAGCTGCCGCTGACCGTCTGAATCTGAACTGGACTCGTCGACGAGCCCAGGCTCCCGGCCGTGGGGTACTTGATATGACGGCCCAGACGGTTGGCACTGAAGCTGATCAGGTCGGCTTCCGTGACTCCCTGGCGAACGACCTGATAGGTCCCCGTCGCTGCACCGCTCATGTCCAGGGCGGCGCCACCTGCGGTCGCCGAGACCTTGAACGTATTGGCGGCAACGTCACGCACGTAATACGTCGTTGTCGTGCTCAGACCTGTCGGCAGCGTGCCGCTAGAGAGCTTGAACGTGACCTGGTCGCCATTGCTGAGTCCATGCGCCGTGCATGTGAAGACATCCGTCGTCGTGTCGATGGCGACGGTCTTCTCAATTCTCGGAGCACCGAAGTAGGTGGTTCTCGCTTTACCGGTAAAGATCGCAGTCGGGGAATACCCGTCTGCCACCAGGCCGTACGTACCGAAGTCGCTCGTGCCGCCGCCCGAGAGGTTGACCTGTCCGCCGGTCGTGGTCTTGACGTGGTATTCGCAGAACGTCCCAAAGAACGAGACCAGCTGTGCGTAGCCGTCGTTGATGACGAGGCAACCGGGGCCGCCCAGGTTGACCTGCGTGTACGAGTCAACCACCATCGAACGGATGGGGCTGTTCAAGGCACAGCGCGAGCCGTCAACCAGGATGCCGCCGCCGGTGTCGCCGGTGGACTGACTACCAGCAGTACCGCTGTCGTCCTCTGCAGTAATTGACGTGCAGTTCTGGATATAGGGCGACTTCAGGACATATGCGCCCAGCCCCAGTGCGCCAAGTGCCGTGTTGTCGGCCAGCGCATCAAATGAAATGGCCCAAGACTGTTGATTGTTTGCCGCGTCGGCCTGGTGCCCAGCAAACTGCAGACCCCAACACCAGAAGCCAGAATCGACATGGAAGATGTCGTTCATTTCCTGGCCAGGCTTTGGCCGAACGACGCAGTTCCTGACCCCGCGCGAAATGACGCTGACGTCGCGCTTCCAGCGAATCGGCAGGTTTTCTGCGTAGACGCCGGGCGCTACTTCAACGACATCCCCTGGTACGGCTGCTGCAGCTGCTGCGGCAAGCGTCAGGAGTGGCTCGCCTGGTGACGTTCCGTTATTGCTGTCATTCCCCTCGAGCGAGACATAGAGGCGCCGGGAATCACGGAACCCCTCCAGTCGCTTGGAAAGTTCGCTTGACGGATCAAGGTCGAACGTTCCAGTAAATGGGTTGAACTTGTACCCCATGCCTCGCTATCCGACCGAAAGCGCTCACGATGCTGCAATCATCTTAGCCACCGTGCAATCTCTGGCAGGCGCCTTGCTCTCCCTGAAGTCAGCTCCGTGCAACGCCCGCAAGTCGGTTGCTGGCGTCGTATGACAGGGTCAACGTTGCCACCGTTCGCCCGCCTGAGCCGCCATCTTTGTAGAGGACTTGGTAGATCTCCCCGGCGCCATTGCCGCTAGGGACATACGACACATCGATATAGTCGTGCGCAGGAATCTCCAGGCCACTGGTGACCGGCAGGGGGATACCGGTTCGCGTTGTGACCGCGATTTCCTCGTACGGACGGTCATTGATCCGGACCGTTGGCATCGCGGATAACTGTATCTTTCCACAATTCTAAGCAGGCCCCCTGTTCAAAACTCAGCCCTTGCCCCTGGTCGGCTCCAGTCCATGTGACTACCGAAGCGGATAGCCAGGGCTATCTGAGCAGCTCACGGCTCGCTAGCCCTGAGTCGTCTCTTGATCCGCTGCCAATACCCACTGAAGGGTTTGTTCGTCGAGCACCCATTCGCGCCCATCGTCTGGCATGGGAGGGATAAAGCCATCGCGCACAGAATCGTAGGTGCAGCCGATAGTCGCGTAGTTCTTCCTGAAGTTGCCGTTGTAGCTGGTTTGCACCCAAACCGTACCAAGGCCAAAAAGTCCCCGCAGGAAATCCTGACCGAGCTGCTCCCTCTCTTGACCTTGCTCGTCTGTGATCTTGGAGTTCTCTACAACCAGGACGCGGGTCACTATGTTCTGGCTATCGAGTTCAGCAAAATGTGCCATGACTATGGAATGGTGTAGCGGATGACAACAATGCCGGAGCCGCCAGCGGTCCCAGCGGTACTACCGCCTCCGCCGTTACCGGTATTGGCGGCGCCTGACTGCCCGGCGCTGCTACCACCAAGTGCAGCGGCACCTCCATTTGAGAAAAATCGACCATTCCCGGGGCCGCCGCAAGCGTAGATAGCAATCGCACCTGTGATGTTGTAAGGAGAGCCCGCCCCAGCTCCGCCACCCGTGGGGTTCATTCCGTCGCCGCCAGCTCCCCCTGCCCCGCCGCCGCCGCCGCCGCCGCCAAGTTGTAGCCCCGTGCCGCCATTGTTCCCCTGACCGGGCGTGCCGGCACCGCCAGGCCTTGTCGCGTTGAAGCCACCGCCGCCGCCGCCGGAACCGCCAGAGCCACCTGCAGTGAATTGCGCTCCATTGCCACCGCCGATCGCTGTTGCAGAAATACCAATGATTTCCGAGTTGTTACCCGTGCCGCCACCAACGGCGACCACGTAGGAGCCGCTAGCGACAGGTACGTTTGTTGCATGCAGCAGGCCCCCTGCCCCGCCGCCGCCGCCGCCTTCGTTGTCGGTGCTATTGCCACCGCCGCCACCCGCTGCGACAACGAGGTATCTCACCTGAAACCCCGGAGGGGCGTTGTTAACCGTAAAGGTATCCGTTCCAGTAAAGGTGTGTATCCTTTCAGAACTGATGGTCGTGATTGTTCCACCAGTCGCTGAAAATGCTGAACCACCTAACAGCATCTGCTGGATTGTCATTAGCTAACTCCTGCTCCACTCACTGCAAAAACATTGCTCGCCACACATAGGATTGTGCCCAGGCCGTACTGGGCAATTGCCCTGTTTCCTGAAGCAGCCGAGCCCGCCAATCTCAGGGTTGTACTTGCACCTTGTGTGATCGTCTGACTATTGGCGCTGTTGTTGTAAATGCTGATTGCGTCACCCACATTAAAGACGCCGGCCGGCACAGTAATGCCCCCAGTTGTTAT